ACGTCCCACCGCGGTGAATCTTTCATCCCAGAAAGGGTATAAAGGTTTCAAGATGGCGATCATCAAAAACATCTCCCTTTACGATGCCGCACGAAACGAGTACGTCAAGGTCGGTGAGGAGGCGACCCACGAAGGACGAGTTCTCCGGGTGTACAACCGTGATTTCCGAGCGATGTCGGATGTGTACACGTACGCCACGTACGCCGATGTGATCGAGGACAACGGTGCCGTGAAGGAGGTCATGGTCAACGCGAACTTCGAGTGCGATACCTCCGGTGGTCGAGCGATCGTGGATGCAACCGACGAGGCGATCGCCTGGAACGTGCGATGGTGCCACGAGCAATCGCAGAAGTACGAGCGCCTTGTGCACCTCAAGCAACTCGAGAAACTCGAGGAGGAGCGAAATCGTCCGACCGTCGGAAAGCGAATGATCGTTGTCCGCGGACGCAAGGTTCCCGTGGGTCACCAGGGCACCGTCGCCTACATCAACCGTGAAGGAAGTGTACTCGTCAAGGCCGATCACGAATGGCAGGATCGCAAGGCAGGAGGTGTTTGGGTCCCGGCAGCGTACCTCAAGGCGGTGTGAAACTCTTCCGAAAGAAGTGGTAGGATCGATCCATGCTGATCAAGAAGGAACTCCTCGTCCCCTACGACATCGTGAACGGTTCGTACCTCCTCGATGCTAAGCATCTGGTGGGGGATGATCTCTTCAAGATGCCCCGGAAGTTCGATGTTGACTTTGGGGGTGAATGGGGAATCGTCGAGTTCAAGTTCGATACCTTCACCAAGGACGATGGTGAGGGGGATCCACGTTGGGAATACGTGAACGACGATGATGAGTACGCCGTCTACGTGTACCTGAAGCTTCCCGAGGGGTGTTAATATCACGTGAGCCCGCGAGAATGAACCCGTACAGAGGCGAGATACAAACAACTCCGCGCCGAGCGCCCAGAGCATCGCTCCTCAGACGCCTCGGCGCCGCGTGGCGACGCGTTCCACGACAGCTCGAATCCAGAACACTGAGGATGTCAGGAACTTTCGACGAATTGTCGACCTGGGCCGAGCGTTACAAAGCATCTCACCTGACGTTCAACCTTTCCCTCCACATGAACGTTCCATTCGATCTCCTCACAGAACGAAAGACCGCCGAACGTGGTGTGGGCGACTGGTTGAGGTACGTTCGTCTTTTTGGGCACGATACCACGACCATCACCGCCGTGATGAACAAACGAACAGTCAGACAATTCGAGAAGGCGATCACACTGTATTACGATGTCAGACCATACCATCAATCACCGTGCATACCATCACACTGGGTCCGGTCCAATGCCCCCACGTTGACCAACATGGGCTCTTCATGCGAGGATTGTGGAATCCACCATCGATGATATTCGTGTGCACGTGGGGGCTGCTTTGAATTGTGCAATCGCTCGGTCCAAAGAGGTATATCTAGACCATGAACATCGCCAAGAAGATCGCGAACAGGAAGTGGGACGAGATCGCCTCTGCCACGACCCGAACCACCAACCGGTCCGGGCTTTCGAAGCCGACGAGGCGAGCGAAGCGGAAGGCGAATCGTCGGGCGATCCGTGAGGAGAATCGTATCGCGTTCAACGACGCGGCGTGACCGGGTGCAATGAATTCCTTCAACGAGGTATAACGAACCATGATCCTCAAAAGTATCGAAGAGAAAACGACGCAGATCATGGCAAAGTTGGACGTCAAGGACCAGCAAGATCATGCCATGGTGAAATCCGACGTTCAACGTCTCCTGCGCGAGGGGTATTCGTTCCACGAAACGTTGGAATACATGTCGACGTTCGAGGAGGTCAGCCCGGATCTCGATGAAGATGTTGCTCTGCGTCTTCGAGAGGATGTGGTCAAACGCTTCAACTTGCGTATGAAGGTGAACCTTCAACCTCGATAAAGGTATATCTGGATCATGAAAACGCAGGTCATCGACATCCAAAGCATCACCCCCGACATGGTCGTCCGAGCCTACGTGGGGAAACCGGGATGCATGTGCGGGTGCAAGGGAAAGTACTACAGGAACGTCCCCGCGCCGAACGGCAACGACTCCGGGATCATCGATGCAAGGGATGGTGACCAAGATCCTCAGGGTCCTCCAGGCGAACGAGGATCTCGTCGAGTCAGAAGAGGGTGCATTCGATGGTGAAATCATCGTCTTCGGTCCCCGCGACGGAATCGCGAAGAAGAACTACGTCGTCTACCTTCTTCGCCCGTGAAGGTGAACCTTGACGCATCAACGTGGTAAGGTGGTCCCATGCTGAATGACATGAAGTTTCCGACGCCCGTCTGGTTCATGAATCCATTGACAGGACACATTTACGAAGCGTTTCTCATCAAGGAGAGTACGATTCTCGGCGACGACCGGGTGGTCATTTACATTCCTGCTCAAGACCGCGCCGCTTACGCGGTGAAAGAACACCTGTACGATGATGAAAAAACCGCGCGTGAACGGATCAAGCGCGCCGAGCTCGAACGTAAAATCAAGGAAGGGCGTGAGGCCATCAAGGATGCGATGACGAAGCTTGGGCAGCTCGAGAACGAGCTTGCTTCATTGCTGGGACGGTGAAACTTCAACCTCATTGAAGGTATAACTGGATCATGGAGGCAAGGAAGCCTCCCCTGAAACGGAGAACGACCATGAACAAGCTCGCCTCGACCATCGCCGGTTTCATCGCCCTCGCTGCCCTCGCCCTCCCGCTCGGTGTCGCCTTCGGAAACGGTGCATTCGACGGTCCCGCGGAGGACTTCGTGCGCGGGGACTTCGCCTCCTCGGCGAGCGTTCCGAGCATCCACGTGCCCCATGTGATCGTCCTCGATGATGTCATCATCCACGCCGACGCGGCGCACGAGGCGCGGACCGGTGCAAAGCCCTGCGTCGCCCGGAACGAGGGAACCCGGGACCTGGTCCAAGGATTCGGGAAGGTCCGCACCTACACGTTCTGCGGTCGGTGAACGATGGATGGGGGATGAGGTAAGGTGCAGCAATGGACCGCGAATACCGGATCTTCATCCCCCTTCAAAGTGCCGACCCGATCGGCGGGTTCATCACCTCGTACGTCGATGCCGAGCCTGTCGACCAGGACACGATGATGGTGACAGCACGGAACAAGGGTGAAATCGACAGGTACCTGTACCACGATCTCGGCTGGTCCCGCGATGATGTCGATCTCGCCATGGATCGTATCGAGGTGGTGCAAAGGTCGATCTTCTAGGGGTATATCTGGATCATGAAGAAGATTCAGCCCCGGACCCTGACCGTCGAATTCACCCCTTCAGAACTCCAGGTGATCTTCAGCGCCTTGTGTCGAGCAATTCACCTCCACGATCCGAACAATGCATTCGATCAGAACGACGAAAATCGGATGCGCATGGAACGAAGCGTCCGTGAATGGTTCGGAAAATTGGCCTCAGAGGCAGGATACGTTTCGGATCGAAACATCAGGATGTCGGACATCACGCAACTCCTCCCGAAGAAGGAATGGGATCGTATCAAGGATTGTTACCCTTCGAAACGAAAGTAATCCGTAATCCAAACGTTGGGTGGGGGTGAAAATCCCCACCCAACCGAGGTATATCTGGATCATGAAGAAGCGCTACACCGCGTACCTCCAGTTCGCCAACGACCTCACGAGCGAGGAGTACGTCGAGGAGATCGATGTCGATGCACGGAGCCTCGATGAGGCACGAAAGCTCGCGCAGGAGGAGCTCGATCGGGACTACGACGGTGGGCTCGTGATCGGTCCCGTCGTCGAGCGATTCGGTCTCTACATGTGAAACTCCCTGCGTAGAAAGGTTATAACCTGATCATGATCGACCAACCCGCCGCCATCGTCGCCATCACCAAGAAACTCGACATGAACGTTCCGATCGTGAAGGAGTTCATGAGAACGTACACCACCTTCAAGAACGAAGGCGACAGCGACGAGGATGCCATGGAACGTGCGATCGGCCACGTCTACATGATGGGTCTGAAGGATGGGTCCCCTAGGGACCTCTAGAATACCTTCGAGGTCCGGATGAGGTAACCACCGTCCAACAATTGAAAGCCCTCACGTGGGTCAACGGTGGGCGGAGAACAGAGGAATCATGACTGCCAAGGAAAAGGTCAAGCTGCTGGTGGGCCTCCTGGAGGAGATCAGGGACAGGAACTACCATGAGCCCGATGTGGATTCACATCAGTACTGCCCGGACTGCGGGAACTCGCCGTACTGGAACCCTCCCCACGAGCAGGACTGCCTCGTTCCGAGGATCGCGGAAGCGCTGAGGTCGGTGAAGGAATCACCTCGAAGGAGGTATGATCGGGTCATGAAACAGATCGCGATGCTCGGAACCCCGGAACGACCCTACTGGCATTGGTCCTGCGATCGATGCGGTTTCGACGACAATCGGAACACCGACATGGCGTGCACTCAATGCGGTCGGCTCATCCAATGCGAGACCGCAGGTGGCCACGAGTGGTCTCCCGGTCACCAGCACTGCGATGGTGGTTGCGGCACGGACCGGGAGACACTGAAGATCGATCAGGAGCATCGTCGGGAAGACTACTGACGAGTGAACCTTACCCATCCGATGAGGTAGATTCGAACCATGGAAACCAGGCGACACATCCACATCATCGCGTCCGAGATCCTCAAGGATTGCACGACGCTGAACATCGCAGCGAAGGTGTACCTGAAGGCGATGCTCTGCCTCGAGACCATCGACGATTCCTACGGTGCCGACTCGGCACGTGAAATCATCCTGTACTTCCTCTCGAACGCCGCGACGTACCGCGGCGAAACCGCCAAACGCTTGAAGGCAGAGCTCAAGGACCACCTGAAATGAAGAAGGTCGTCATCAGAAGCCTCACGAGCCCACGTGGATGTTGGGACGGCGAGGCGACTGAGATCCTCGTCGACGGCGAGCGTGTTGCGTTCGGCAACTACGGGGGCGAACCGGAGGACAACCTGCGCTGCAGGGACTACGATTGGGTCGAGGATGCGTTCGTCAAACTAGCGAAGGCACTGGGCGCAGAGGTCGAGCTCGTGGAGGACAACGAAGTGAATGATAACCTTCCCCTGTAGTAGGATCGAATCAATCAGGAAGTAAATTTTCAAACCAAAATATGCGGTCGCTGGTCCAGCGGTTCGATTCCGCGGCGATCGCCCGATGGTGAAACTTCACCCTGAACTGAGGTAAACCTGATCATGGAATACAGCCTCATCGAATGTCGCTGCTGCAGCATTGGCGGGAAGTCGTTCTGGAATCCTCGTACCGGGTCGTACGAGGCACCCGCCCCGGGTTGGGGCAGGATCGCACGCATCGACGGTCCAGATCTCATCTGCCCCGAATGCAGGGAGGACCCTGTCGCCGCGTTGGATTCCCTGAAGCTCGACGGGTACGAGAACGCGTACATCGTCGAGTGGGGTGAACCTTCCCTCTAATGTGGGGTAGAACTGGATCATGAAGGATTCAACGACAACCGTCTCGATGACCTGCACCGAGGCTTCCCGGCGATTTCGGGAAGCGGCTGCGAGATGCCCGCATTACAAGGTGCACCTTCTTGCCCAGGCAGACCTTCTCCAGGGATTCGGTGACGTGGTTTTCCCTGAACACCTCAAGGAAGTCCATGCATTTGTCTTCGGTGATGAAACCCCATGAAGCACACCGTCGTCATCACCCTCAACGGGACACGCTTCGCCACGATGCGTGCTGAGGAAAGGTCGGGCGATGCCTCGATGGTTCGGGTCTACGTACCGGAGCTCGAGGAACTCCTCGGATTCTCCCGGTCGACCAGGACGCTCATCAGGACCGACCGACAGAACACGATCGTGTACAGGCTCAGATCGTACTCGGTGTGAAAACGAGCAGGTGTGTGTGAGGTATAACTAGATCATGGCAAACAATCACCACGCCCACGTCTACCGCACCTGGGAAGACTTCTCCAAGGCATGGATCCCCAAGGCTCAGCGGTGGGCTCGTCGCATCTGGAACGAGCACGTTGCCAGGCACGGCAACGTCCCGTACATCACGAAGTGCTCTGTCTGCTCGGGTCGAGAACAGGATCACGAAGTTCGGCGCAAGTACGGGAACAAGCGCGGCTTCCATCGCCCCACGAAGGTGGAGCGTGATGAGCTGCTCTCGCCCGAGGGGTGTAAACGAACTGGTGGGTGAGGTATAACAGGATCATGGATAAGGAAGAACTCTCCAAGCACATCTCAAATCTGGCGTTCGACGATGACCTCAACGAGGAATTCATCGATGAGGCGAACGGGGCGAGCGAACGGTTGGTCGCGCTGCGTCGACTGTTCAGAGGACATCCCTACGAGGCGAAGTTCACGGAGATGATCGCAGCATGCGATCACATCGCGGCGACGATCGCGCAACACGTGTGAAAACGAACGGGTGAATGAGGTATAACTAGATCATGGTCAACAAACCGATTGGTTCGAGCATGTGTTTCACCGGGGGTGCCGAGCCTTGCACCCCAATCGTTTCGGTTGTCAAGTCCACCTATCATGGTGCCGGTCCTGGCGACCGGGCCATCCTGATCGATACAGGGGAACATGGTGGGATCGAATTGTCCGAGGAAACTCTTCAAACGATTCTTCGTTGGGTCAACGAGAGGTAGATCATGAGCATGTTAAGCTCCTATGGGGGTGGATCAAGACCTTCGTGCTGCGGGCCCTCCAACAATTCATGAAGCTGCCACGGCCCGATCGGGCGGGGCCTCAAGGGGCCCCGCCGAATGACGGTCGTGAAGGGGTAGGGGCGGCCCCCTAAAAAGGCCCCCTAAATGGGGTGGGGCCCCTGGGGCTTGCAACCTTAGCGGTGAATGGCCGCTCGTGGGGGTGCCATGGATCCTACGTCACACGTCACATGATTTTTTCACGTTCTGATCAGTCCCCTCGAAAATCCCGGGAAACTTTTCCTGATTGGACGTCCGTTCGCCAACAGTCAACAGCGCCCAAAAATCCCGGGAAATTTTCGACGCCATGGTGATGGTGGCTGTGAACCACTGTAACCAACCGTGGTACGGTTATCGTAGGTCATGAAATTGTTGATTTTGAGTATCAATTCAAACCCACTCAGGCTCGATGAGGGGATTCCAAGGCTCGTCCCTGTGCGTTACGATCTGCTGAAGGCCAACGCCGAGGAGGCAGAACTCGAGGATCGGCTTTATGAGGCCCTCCGCCTTCTGCCTGGCGACCTTGTTCGACCTCGATTCCATGAGTACGGTTACCACGATAACCTGCAGCACCGCGGGATCGTTCTGTCGATCAACGATGGTAACTTGCTGCTCCTCTGGTCGGACGGTTGTGAATGATTGGGTGGACCTTCGTTCGGTAAAAGTCCAAAATATATGAAATTGCTGGTGATCCCAACCAACCCGAATTCATCCCTGATCAACTCGGGTTTATTTTCAACGGGTTGGCTGCCGATCCGTCACGATCGGGTGAAACCTACCCGCAAAGTTGATATCGTCGACTTCATCCAACGTAGAAATGAGGCCAAGGACCTACAACCCGGCGAATTGGTTCGACCACGATACCATGAATACGAACATCAGGACGACGCCGCCGCGGCCGCCTGGGGCATCGTCGTGGCGAACTACGGGGACAGGTTATTTTTCATCGTGTCGGACGAATGGTGTTGATGGGAGCAAACAGTATGATGTTGGTGAATTTTCCGTTGACGGTTGCCGGGATGAACGAGAGGTACGCCTTGAACCTGCACGATTACCCGATTCCCATCGGCGGGGCTCCCGATATTTCGTTCGATGAAATGATCAGGTTGATCAACGACACGTCGACGAAGGTTTTCTACGAGACCGTGGTGCCCGTCCCTGGCGAGATCGTCAGGCCGAGGTGGCACGGGAGTTCGATTAAACGTGTTGGACGGCGCGATAGCAGGGATGCTCGAGGGATCGTCCTCGCGAACGATGGTGAACACCTGCTCGTTGGCATAACGTTGGGATGGTTCCTGTGGAGGGGTGACGCCGAAACCGTCAATCTGACGCGGTCGTACGTGTGAGCGTTACGTGTGAGCGCTATCGAATAATGGCTTGAACTTCATGATTGAACTTAAAACCTACATCGGTGAACCTGCCCAACCGGACCTCATGTACGATTGGCCAGTTCGTATCGATTGCCCCGTTCACCGAACGAAGAATTACTTCGCCGACCGCAGGCGCATTCTATCGGAGGATGTCCATCAATGGATCACCGAGAATCCGCCCATGCCGGGTGATTTCGTGCTCAGGAACGCATGGGTCCTAAAGAAGCTGCATGATCGAGGTGGACGGGGTGAAGCCGACATCGCGGGCGACGATAATCAAATTGGTATCATCCTGTCCGCGGTTCCGAGTTTCATCGACGGATCGACAAAGTGTGCTTCGATCATCGTTGCCTGGAGCGGTGAATGAGCGAGCGTGATCAAACGGGGGCTTGAACTTCATGGTTGAACTTAGGGAATACACCGGTCGCCCTGAACTCCGTGAGCTCGTGTACGACTGGCCGATTCCGATCGAATTTCCGAAGTTACGGGCGGACATCAACAACGCCGCATCTGACGGGCAAGTGCGTGAGTTGATCATCGCAAATTCTCCCGAACCTGGAACGCTTGTCGTCAGGAACATCTGGGCATTTAGGACGCTCATCGCCGTGAGGATGATGGGTGGTGGAGATCGCTGGTTCGGGATCGTTGTCTCGAGCACTCCGTCAACATCACAAGGAACGAGTGTTTGCCTCGTTGCCTGGGGGGTTTGTGAATGAGGCGCATCATGGAATACGACGTTGAATATTTCCTGTTGAAGGTCGACGCCGCGCGATTCCTGCCCGTCGCTATCGCGGACGAAGCGCGCCTCCCGGTCCTGCCACGCAACGAATTGTTCATCGATTGGTGGCGTGACAACGTTCCTGATACAGGCGAGGCGGTCATTCGGGCATGGCAATGGCAATTTTGGGTCGAGGGTACATGGAGAAATTTGAACAACACACCCCAAATTGGGATCGTTGTTGGAAAGTCGATCGATCCAAGGTTGACGCTCACGATCGCATGGATGTGAACCAGGCTGGTGGGTACATTACCACACAATGAAGGTTATCAGCATGATTTCTCAAGAGGTTAGAATTGTCACGATCGAATTGAAGACCGTGGGAATGAGCGAGGACCTGGATTCCCAGGATTATTACCTATTTCCCATCAGGATCGTTGATTTTCGATCGGTCGAATTTAGCAGGAGACAACAAATTGTTGAATTGAGCAATAGGAGCGATAAATGGAGCCAATTTGCCCGATCATTTCTTCCGTACGAGCCCGGGGATCTCGTTCAACCGTACTGGTTCACGTTTTACCCAGACAGTCGTATTCGTAACTCGCAGGAGCAGTACGTCCTGGTCGACACCTTTGGAATGTTCAATGCGATCGGTGTCATCGTTGCTTCGAACGAACACGAGATCACCGTTGCAACGATCGGAGGTTGGGGATGGTCCTGATCAAGGTCAAAAGGTATGCGTCCGGGCGCTTCAATGTCGACAGCCTTCCGTTCGAATATCCGAACTTGATGTCACCCATCAAGGTCTTTCCAACACGGGAGGAGCTAACGCAGTGTGATCTGATCAATTTTTCGCCCGGTGACCTGGTCAAACCCGCGTGGTTTATCACCTCCGACGTTGCCATGGGTGATCAGGGCGCATTCGGTATCGTCGTTTCAGTTACGCGGGGATGCATTGTGTTCGTCATCAATGACACCTGGGCGGATGAAGCATGATCATCAGCTCCGTACCCATCACGCGGCACGGTCTATGGGGGTTTCCACTTCGCATGATCCCGATGCGACCAGATGGATCTTCAATGCACGATCGTGAAAGGCTTCGTGCATCATGGCCGAACGTTGATGAGGTCGTCGAGTTCATAACCAATCTTAATCTTAACCCCGGCGATCTTGTCGTTGGCGTGTTCGAAGGAAATAAACTCGGCATCGTCGTGGCCATCGATGACGATCGGATCGTGCTTGCTACAACCTACAATTGGGGCAAACAATGATCATTGTTGATTACTACTGGAACCTGCACTTCGAGCCAGGCACGGTGCAATACCTCTACAAATTATCAACATTCAGTGGTCACGTACTTGTGAACACGAGTGAGCTGCCCATTCCGATGACGTGCGACGGGTCGATCAGCGATCTGACGAAATTCGTTATCAACCATAGATGGGTGCCTGGCGAGGTGTGCAGGCTGCGGTGGGTTGATTATAACATGTACATGGAACCGGAACAACGATTGATGATGTTTGCTGTGTATGGGCCCATTGGTGTTGTTACCTCGTTCCTGAAACAGGATGTCGCAATGCGTCTGACGATCGCATGGGCAGGGACTCCGGAGGATCTTCGTCCAAAATGATCGAAATTTTCACAATCAATCGCTCAGTGAGTGGATCGGAATTATCGTGTACAAATCAGTCAAATCGATTGATCGATAGATCACGTTGGCCCGTTCCCATGTGTTTAGCGTATGATGAATTTCATTTCAAGCTGCGGCACAGGCGTTGGGTGCCTGGTCAGCTCGTGAGAAGGCGAAGCGATGACTATCCCATCCTGAACGATGAGGATCCGTTTGAACCGTATGGGTTTGTTGCATCGGTCGTTGATGATCAGTTGATAATATTTTGGGGATATCAACGATGAGCATCGAGGTTCGTCATTACGTATGCGGATTAAAAATCCCGACAAATTTGCAAATTTAAAGCTTTCCGCCGAACACCACCTTAGGTTGATACCTGCACCCGGCACGACGAAGAAGGAGAGGTCAGTAGCATCGAGAAATTTGAACGTTGATAAGTTAATCCCTGGGGTGCTTGTTGAGCCCATCTGGTTCATCTATTACCTTGATGTTTTGGCAGCAAACAATCAACACGGTGAAACTATCGGCAATTTTTACAGGTTCGTTGTTCCTGTCGGTTTCGTTGCCTCACGACACGGAAATGACGTCGTGGTCGTTTGGTCATCGGATCCAACGGAGAGGTTCATGTGATATCGTTTGCGTTCGAAAATAGTAGGTATTTTAATTCACGCCTGGCAATTCCTTGTTTCGATCACAACCTGAACATTTTCAGATTCTTTCGGTGCTCCACGAGCGATCTCATTGTCGGATCGATCGTTTTTGATCAGGCCTATTTCAGGGCAATTCCTATCGAGGGAAAACACCCATGCGGACGAAGTTACTATGAAAATTACGAATTGGTGTTGAGAGGGGATCAATTCAGAACAACGATGTTTGGTATCATCGTATCGTATTCTAACACCGATGGTCCAGTGGTTGTCTGGCTGATCAATAGGAATGATACCGATGAACATTAACGTCACCTGTTACAGTCGACTGGAGATCACCGATGAGTTGGGACCTCGGTATTTGGATGGAAGATCGATCGGTATCGCCGATAATGATGCACCCGGTACGCTTGTCACGCCTTCGGCGATGAGTTTATCATCATGGCCGGAGGAACGTTGCATGGTTTACGTAAAAAGTAAAAAGTTGGGTGTGATCAACGCTAATGGTGGAAGGCTTAACGCATGGCAAACTATGAATTTTGTACCCGTGGGTATCGTTGTGTCCATGAATGACACCTGCATGTACGTCGTTTGGACGACGGATAATGAACGATGAAATTGTTCCATTTTGAAACCTGGGATGTAAGCAGGTATCGTCACCCAGGTGTCTGTCTGTTGGTTGGTGAGGAAGAAATGTCGATCGGATCCTTATTGGTTCCACGCCCACCTTTTTCCTCATACGCGATCGTATCACCGCCTGGTTCGAGTCTCATACACAACGCACACCTTATGTTGGTGGTCGCGAATGGTGATGGAAGGGCACACGTTTTAATGTGCATCACCAGGTGATGAGTTAACGACGGCAATTTATCAAATATTTTGATGTCATCGGTGTCAAATGACGGACGGTCGTTGTACGGTTCGATGCATGGCAGATTTGTACGTGCTGAGAACGTTTTACTTTGAACTGTTAAAGGGAAATGTTTGGAAAAAGACCGTTGAACTTGAAATGATTCATGCTTCCACAAGAGGCGCACATATCGCCCATGTTGCGATAGATGAATTCAAGGCCAATGCACGAAGGCTTAACAGGAAAATTCGTAACGTTCGCGTTGAATTTAAGACGATGAAAAGAAAGCATTGAACATGAGCGATTTTGAAAAATTGGTTGGAAAAAAGGTCGAATCGATCATGATCAGTTCGACTTCAACGTCATTGTTGTTCTCTTGTGACGATGGGAAAATGATGCTGTTCGAGGCCGAGGGCGATTGTTGCTCGGCATCATGGTTCGCTGACATAATCAATCCGTCGTGCCTTCTCGGCCGGGTCATCACCGGTGTAAGTGACATCTCGATGAACGATGTTGTTCGTGATCTATCAAGGCTCAGAGCGCACATCGTCACAGATGATAACAGAACTGTCCATGATGTCCTGCAATACTGTGCGAACAGGCTGTTCACGGACGCCGGTTACTGCGATATCATCTACAGGAATGATTCTAACGGTTACTACGGCGGGTTCGTGCGCTCACCTGAAGAATTTGAAGGAATTGATACAACACATTGGAAGCAAATTTACGACGATTGGAGCGCTTGAAATTGAATATGAATAACACCGGCGGCGTCTACATCTACCTCATCATGAAGGATGATGCATTTCACCGCGTTGATGCACCATTGCACGATAGGATCACAGCCTGCAGCGCATTCATGAACCTCGAGGCTGCCGAGGCGGAGGTTAAGCGTCTGAATGATTTGTGTCGTGAGAGCGTCAGGTATTACCTGAAAACGTCCTGGCTTTTTACTTCGGACAATTCAGCACATGAGCAGGAAATCGAAGAATTCAATGAATATCCCATCGAACACCGTGAAATATACAAACGATTGAACACCGTGATAACGTGGGTGAACAAACAAATCAGGTTAGGAAGGAAATAATGGCGGCTAATTTTTACGGCGTTAAGTTAACCAACGGGATTGAAGAGTCGACAATCGACATTCGAATCGAGGATGCGATGAAAATCGTTCCTGGCGATCGGTTGCTTGATTCCAGCATCCATGAAAATCGTTTCCGTGATTGCATCATCAAACGTCGGGTGATACGGATGAAAGGTTCACAAATTTTGGAAGTTACATTTTATGTCGATTGAAATTTACGTTAGCACGGACATTGAAACGGGTGGCCCGATTCCTGGACCAAATTCGATGCTATCATTTGGATCAGCAGCCTTTACGTTAGCTGGTCAGGTTGGACACTTCTCGGCCAACCTGCACGAACTACCGGATTCAGTGATCGACCCGGTCACCAAACGAGAATTCTGGGATAAAAATCCTGAAGCTTGGGCCGAGTGTCGAAAGGATCTTCAGAACCCAAAGGAGGTGATGGAGAATTACGTGGGTTGGCTCAACAACCTACCTGGAAAACCGGTCTTCGTGGGGTACCCAGCGTCATTTGATTTCATGTTTGTTTATTGGTATTTGATCAAATTTACGGGTCAATCACCATTTTCGTTCTCGGCGTTGGACATAAAATCGTATACAATGGCAGTCCTCAAGACGGAATTTAGGGAAACAACGAAGAAGCGTATGCCCAAACGATGGTTTCCCAAATCAAAGCATTCGCATGTTGCCATTGAGGATGCGATTGAACAGGGCGAGTTGTTCATGAACATTTTGAAGGAAAATGAACGATGGTGATCATTTTCTTTTTGACAAGCGTTGCATTGATCGTCATGATTGATCATACCGCAAACATCGGGAGGAAAGGACGTTGAGTGTTGATGATTAAACCCATGATGATGTCAGTTGATAACCACCATTATGGAATCGATGATTACGATCCACTCGACTGGCGCAATGGACCCTCAATTGGTCGTCGAGACGATGAATTCAAGGTTTCAATTGAATTAGCTTGCGATCAAGAAGGTCTTGTTGAACTTCATCAGTTGTTCCTAGAATGGCGCGAGCGTCATGATAATAATCATACGTCACGTGCAATAATGATCGACGATGGCGTTAGAAAATTTGAAGGGAGAAAATTTTAATGACACCAATGAGAAATGGACGAGAGGGCGACGGTCCCCCATCACCGAGCGTTTATTCATCAGGAAATAATAATGAAATTAAGGGTTTTCAACGAGTGATTGAAAATGATCAAAAATCATCAAGTATCATCTCGACAAATTGTTTAAGCGATGACGATGATCTTGGTCCGTACGAAGATCTCAATAGGGCTCAAGCTCATAACAAAATTCTTCAAGGACAATTATCAAATCTATCGGCTGAATGTGATGCCTGGCAGAGCCAGGCGCAACGATTCATGAAAGAACGTGATTCGGCAAGGTTGTTACTTTACGAAGTTACTTCCGACGGTCAGATCACGCTTGACTCTCTGTTGGATGCAAAATGGCAAATTCGTGAATTGTTATCAGTTGTTCGAGCCGCAGTTTCGTGGCGAGAGTTTCGGAAATGTTCAAGCCATGAAATTGAGGTAGCTCAACGCGATCATTTGAAGGATGTCGTCGATGCACTTCATCCGGATGCTCTGGAGGAACCGAACGATGGGTGATGAGAGAAGATTTCCGCTGCTTCGTGATTGGCGCCGGAACCGCGATGAGTCGATCCAATCAGTGCCCTGGGCGATGCTCGAGCCACACGAGGATCAGGCCCAACGGAACCATGGGCAATCGCTTGAAAGACTTGCTGAACGAGGCGGTCTCGGTGTCTGCGAGATGTTGTTCATCCTCGACAACAAACCACTCAACTTTGCCCTGGGCTCGATGACCGACACACCAGAAAAGGTGGCCGAGCTAAAACGTAGGGTTGAGTCGTTCGAAGCGGCTTCTTCAACTACGAAGTCATCGTTAAATGACCCACGAGATGCCCGCATCGATGCCCTCGAGGCCGCGCTACGCGGGTTGGTGGATGCGTTGCCGAGGTGCTTGGTCACTGCATGTTCTGCGCCTGCGACGATGGGTGATAGGGCGGACTCGATGGATGGATATTGCGAGGATTGTTTCGAGGACGGCAACGTTCCATTGCCGTGGCGTGATCAGGTGCTTGCGGCAATGACGTTAACAACACGTCGATGTGAAAGGAAATTGAATGATGAAAAATAAATCGACGTTGGATGACATCCGCATCGTCGAGGGCATCTCTGGATTGTGGCATTATCACATCACAAACGACAGTGATGCTCGTGCAATGTGTGGGGCGTGGACCATGTCGACGTCGATCCCGTTGAGCAGGTGGCGTGTGCCATTCGGCGCTCACTTTCCGAAACGCCCAACCTGGTGCCAGGAGTGCGAAGAAAAATTGAAGGAACACGAGCTCCGCGGGAATCATTGAATTTATGGGTTCAAACGACTACAGAATGTTTAGATTTGACCTTTCACTTAAGGCTGATCGTGAAAAATCAATCAAGGTTGAGCTTTCTAACATCAGTGCCTGGCTTCCAAAATCACAAATTCAAATTTTGACGATCAAGTCAGGCATGATCACGGTTGATATACCGTACTGGCTCGCGACGGAAAGAGGATTCAATTGCGATCCAGATCATGAGGTTATTGGTGGAGGCACGGCAAAAGAATGGAGAGACGTTGGTGAGGACCCTTATGAATCTTGGGGATATGATGAAGGTGAATTTTGACCACGATTGTTATGATGTATGAAAATTCCTTCAAGAATAAAACGTGAAAAATTACGTGAGGTGATTCATTCAGCGACGCCCGGACCTTGGCACGATAGTTTTTGTCATTGGGGGTCGTCAGGAATTTACAGCAAAAATGAAGCAATTCCTCCTGAACAACGTACGACGCGGTCGAGCCTCGCTGGAGGTGGCGATTTCAAACGTATCGTAAGTGATACATTGGAACCCGATGATGCTTCCGCAATCGTCGCAGCGATCAATGAATTACCGACGATTCTGAATGCATTGGATATCGTGGAAAATGACCGTCTGTTGCTAGCACGAGCATTATTGCTCGCCGCAGAACGATTCGATTGTGGTGACAATTCGTGCGTGTTCAAGGCAAACGGGAAAGGTGGGATGCGGACGAACGGCGGCTGCCGATGCATGGGAAAAGGTTCAACGAATGAGAAGTTGGAGATCGTTAATCTCGCCATGAGAATTGTTAAAGAAGTGGATGATGAAATAGATGAACGTCTAACGAAATTATAACGCGTCATGGCAAAGAAAAAATTCATTGAACTTCGCAAAAAAATTGATGCTTCACGGCGTGAGAAATCACGTGATCTTGCTGAACTTATTTTGCGTCGTGATGATCTTGTGACCTCTACAGGTTATACTGTCGATGAAGTTCGAAGTAAGTTGAAAAATGGTGAAATAACTGAAACGGTTCAAATTTGCAATTTATTGATGATCGATTCATTGGTGAAGCTTTATGAAAAATGAATAATTGATGCCGTTGGTGTGAAATTGACACCCAATAAATGATATTCTGAGTATGGAGAACCATGAATCTTCCTATCAAGAAAATTCTCAGGACGGTCGGATGCCTCGGTGCCATCATTTCGGGTGCATTGTTTGAGGGTGGATGCCTTGGGCTCGAGGAGGGCGAAACCGTCTATTACATGGTCGACGATCCGGAGCATGTTCTCGATGAACAGGATCATGATGCAATTCGTGATGCATTCGACATCTGGTCCGAAGGGATCGGATCGGATCGGATTACGTTCAAGCAAACGAATCAAAAGGGTCCGGATGTTCTGATCGTGATTAGAACAGTTACGTTGCACGAACTCCTGACCGAACATGATGGTCGTATCGGAGAAACAACGCTTGATCCGTGGGCTCGAGGTGGTGGAGTTCTCGCACCGAATGATGTCAATCATGAATTGATGAAACACGTTGTTGCTCACGAAATTGGGCATGCCCTCGGATGTTCGCACCTGGAATTTGGTGACTTGATGGCTGAAATGGTCGACACTCGTGATCCTGTCATTCACCTGACGTGTGCTGATGCGATGGAATATTGTCGTGTGAATGATTGTGGTTACGATGGACCGCTCCCCGCATGTGAAAGTGATTTGAATGAGGATTGATACCGTTGCGTGGTTGTCGTTAAGGCCGATAATCGATCAATTATCGTCATCAGGACCATTTGAGATCAATCCGCAATTGATCATTTCGTTGCATAACGTTGGTTACGACGTCGCAATAACCAGGATCATGATTCCAGAGAAGGGCGTGAAGGTTGTGTTACTTGTCACCGATGAAGGTGGAATAGCAACGACCTCACGTGTGAAAACGATCAGACGAAAATCATCAAAAACGTTGAAAAAAATTCAAACAACGCAGGAAACGTAGATGAAGCCCTATCAGCACGCAAAAAATTCCGCACGAAAATGGGGTGGCAATCCTGAGGATTACCAGGCCGTCCATGATTTTTTCGATTCCTCGAAGGCATCGCTCGCTGACATGAGACATCGAGCGTTGTTGCACTCTTCGTTCGGAATTTTCCTCGTGGAAAGAGTTTTCGGCACCACGATCACAAATTCCGAAGGTCGGAAGATTTCGGTGCGTGATATTGGCGAGGATCATGTCATCGAGGATCTTGGCTTTATTCCAACCGTTGAAAAATGGTTGAGAAATATGAACGAGGAACCATGGATGGCTGGTTACGAACGTGGTTCAAGTAAAGATAAAACGAAAAAATTCATCCCAATTGATTGAAAGGAAAAGAAAATGGATAAAAACGCCGCCGCAATGACGAAGATTGAAGAACTCATCGCACTGAAGAAAAGGTACGAAAATGAGCTGAAAATGAACTCTCAAGCTGCGATGAACGAGGTTTTCAAGAAATTTTTTGATGATAACCCAAACGTTCTAGCATTTTACTGGACGCAGTACACGCCGTACTTCAACGATGGCGAGGCTTGTGAATTCTCCGTGGGTGAATTCATGTTTTCGACCGTTGATAATTTGGACGTCGATGTTGATGAAGAGATCGACGATATGAATTTCCACAGCACGTACGCACCCAAGGTTTCAAAAAACAAGGATGTTCAGGCGTTGGCTGCGACGGCTGAGAATATATCAAAATTCGAGCGATACATTAAAACCGCGGGGGATGATATCTTCCTTGCGTGCTTTGGTGATCACGCTCGTGTAATTGCGACCAGGGAAGGATTTTCAGTGGATGAGTGTGAGCATGACTGATCAACGTAAACGACGAAAAATTCGTCATGAAAAATCATCCCTTGAAAAGGACGCTCAACGCATGATCCGTGCATTGCATCGTCTTCGCATCGTGGGTATCTCTCGCGGCGAAGCGAAGCGTCTTTGCGTCATTCAACGTGACGTTCGAGCGCCTACTTAGATAAATGAACGAATTAGTTGACGTATCGATCGATCAGGTGAATGTTCCTTGGTACTACATTGTTATTGCGATTGCTGTTTGTGCCGCGCTCATTGAACACGGTCTCACGATGATGTTTTCAAAGTGGGAACGTGAATTGAAGGGACCACAATGGCTTGACGTCGTCGGTAGCGTCGGTGGACTTGTTTTAGCATCGATTGTCGGAGGGCTCGTGGGAATGGTGATTTGGAACGGTGTGCTCGGCGCTGTCGTCGGATTCTCAGGAGCCTGCGGTTCATCGCTTATCATGACGATGGTCCGTGCTAGGTTGGGTCTAGGAAAGAAATCATTGAAGGAAGATGAATGATTCATGGCAGGGAACTTCTACCGTGAAGAAATTCTCTGTTGCCTTGAAGAAGCTCCCGACGGTTGGGGTTGGATAGGTTACCTCGCCGTTGATAAAAAGCACCCACTCTATCGAAATTTGTTCGTTGAATTGACGTCCGCAACGTTGCATCACGTCAAAAGATCAACGGGAAGTTTGACATGGGATGCACTTTGGTGGTTCAAATTTGACGATGATCGTTGCTCGAATGAATGGAAAACATTCAATCGCTTGAAGGATGTCGCAGATGAACTCAACGTGATATTGAACACAAATACTCCACCGAAGATGTAAACATGATGAAGTGCAGCGTGGGGGATGTGAAAAGAATTATCAGGGAATCATTTGTTCCTTGGATCGTTCGAGGTGGCTCGAGCCTTCTCGTGAAGGACGTTAACGATACCGAAGGTTGGAGAATCGAAATCACGCCCAAGGTTTTATATTTCAACGAAGAAGAGATCGTTGAGCGCCCGAAAAAGTCAAGGAAAGGTGCGAAGAAAAAATCATGGGTCTTCAGGAAGGATGATAAGTTGTACCTTGTCGATGATTTTCAGTTCTTTTCTCGAGGTGATGCGTGATGCCGACGAGCGAGGCAAAAAATGCAAGAACGATTCAGTACGTTAAACAACAGATTCGAAAAATGGTTGGGACGATTCCAGTCGATGATCGAACCAGTGGAACGATATCGACAAATTTAAGATCTTTGTTTGAAGATCTTGCTGATAGGGGAATAATAAACGACGGTGTTCTCGCCGAGATACGTACCTCAAATGACGAGTTAATCTCCATCGAACAGATTCTGTTCGATGGGAACGAAAAAATCGTTCCAGGATCAATATTTGAGGATGGATTTGTAATTTCTGTCGTCGGAAATGAATGCGTCATCGTTAAACCTCCCGCAAAAAGGTTGATGATCAAGGCATGCGTAAAACCTTTGTTTCCAATAGATCGGCTAGTCTTTCAAGTTAAGGTCGACGGTCGTCTATAACGGTGTAATGCGCAGCCTGTATGTGGTACTGTTGAGCAATGGACGCAATCGAGGTGATCGAACTGTGCTTGATGATCGCTAACAAAGGGTTGCCCAAATCAATCCCGATCGAACGATCATTTAGCGTGGGTGAGTTTCAACAACTTTGGAGGGGTGAGAAAACGCTCGTTCGTCCGTTGCTTGATGGAATTCTATGCGCGGAGTTCGTTGGCGATGGCCTCGAAGCGCTTCTGAGAACCGGTGCCATGGAATCTCTGTTTCCGGAGATCAGCGCATTGAAATCAATGGGTGATTTCGGTGGAATTCATAAGGATGTTTGGGAACACACGAAAGGTGTTGTGTCAAACATTGAGCCCGATATCGAACTTCGATGGGCTGCATTGCTGCACGATCTCGGAAAGGTAAAGACGAGAAGGATCATCAACAAGAAGGTTACATTTCACAACCACGATATCGTCGGGGAGAGGATCGTTAATTCGATGGACGCTCGTACGAAATTGTTCGATGGCGATCGTGCATTAAAATCGACGGTTACTAACCTCGTAAGATTTCATCTTCGACCTGCAGCGTACAAGCCGTCATGGACCGATTCCGGTGTCCGTCGGCTCGTCGCGGACGTTGGTGGTATCGAGGGAATGGATAAACTTCTTAAACTTGCTACGTCCGATATGACGACCAAGGATTTGAACAAGCGCGATAAAATGAGGAAGCGCATCAATGAACTTGGTGATCGTGTTCTACATGTTGTTGGGAAGGATAATGCACCAAAACTTCCAAAAGGAACGATGGGCGCAATTATTGTTGCATCTTCGCAGGCACCCGGAGCTTGGGTCAATCAACTCAGGGGTCATCTGGAAGAAATGCTCAAGGATGGAAAGATCCCTGTTGGACTTTCGTGTGATGAATACGTTCTCCTTGCGAAGGAATTGAAACTTTACTGAGCAACATAAACATAGTACGATCGTGCAATGAGAAAATTCATTGCGTCCATTCTAGTACTTCTATCGCTTTCATCTTGCCTGCACGATCCGTACTCACCCCCAACGGGATACGTTCGTGATGATTTGTTTTGCTGGCATAAGGACGATGGTCCCAATTCCAATTGGAAGGCCATCGGTCCGTCCCGATCATGCCCCAGAAACACCCCACTGGGAACGGTTGAATGAGACGGCTGATCTCCATTCTTCTGTTGATGATCATCGCCGGTTGTTCTCCCACGTGGAAAATTCCAGCAACGAGCTTTAGTCAACCGAGCACGATGATTGTTTGCGTTGATGTTCAACAGGATTCATTACAATCAATATCAGATGCCATTGACGATTGGAACACAGCGTTGACATCGTGGAAAAAACTTGAATTGCAGGTCGGATCTGTAGGCGATCCAAGCTGTTCAATTTCAATTGAGGATGTTGATCGCCTACCTGTTGATGATCCCGATGCGATCGCATTAACAAATGGTCTCGGCGGAAATAGAATCTACCTCCTTAAAGGCTCGTATGAGATGAACGCTCGTACGGTTGTTTCACATGAACTTGGTCATGTTTTTGGAGCGCAGCACGTGAATGGAACGCTCATGTCGTCACGATCAGGAGGTGCTAGAAAAAGTTGCCCAGATGTTACAACGATGGCTCAGGTTGCAGCGTACAACGATCTAAATCTTGAAACACTTTCGTGGTGCTATTAACGGTATGAAAAGGATACGATTAAATCGTTTATCATCAATCTTGAACGTGAGGGAATTTCACCCTGGAATGATGTTGTTGTTCAATAACAATCATTTCAGCACTGTTGGTACGGTGCTTTCATACATCGGTGAAGATATCACGGTAGTTTGGGGAGAAAATGCCGTCAAACAATTGACAACCTATCATGCGCCACACCTAAATCCTGAAACGATTTTCATCGTTCAATTCACTGATACTTAATGTCATGAAAATGACGTTATTTGAACTTAGATCGATCGTTAGGAATGCAATTCACGAAGAGTCTTGGGTGCCATCACGATGGATGCCGGACGATGGTGGACCGGCTGATGATGAAGATTTAATGAGGATGGACGATGATTTTGGATCGATCGACGAGGTTGATTTGGATCCATCAAACAACCCTGGCAGACCAGCAGATCCGTACGAATATCTTGGGATGCATCCTGCTCCAACTGCCGCAATGTCGCATCCTTATGCCACAGGTGGTGGAAGCGCCGCGCCAGGATCATACCCGGCATCGGGTGGAGATTCAGGAGGTGACGGATCATTCACGAGCACGGATTCTGGTGATTCCGTCGAAGATGAACAAGAGCCACTCGAGTGATCATTGGGTGACCCTTGAATATTTGGTGAACCATGTAATAGAATCCTTGGTACGCGATTTTCGATTAAATCAAGGAACAGATGGGAAAGAAAAAGAAAAAATCCGGCAAGGATCGAACTCGATTCAAATTGAAACGCACCGATGCGATTCGATCGATCGTTGAAACTGACAATACATTCAAATTGATCGATGATTTGTGGGTTGGGAAGTGCATACATTGCGGCACAAAACTCGTCGTTGTTGATGGAACCTGGTGCACGAGCGCCACGATCGAGCACATCATGCCGATCTGCGCCGGAGGGGATGACGATGTTAGAAACATTGCCTTAGCATGCTCAAATTGCAACTCTGAAAAGGGCATTCGCCATGATCAAAAAAATCTCGACGCGAGAGCAAAAACGATCATCGCAAAATTAAAGGCGATCAGGCTCATCGACAGATGGCGTGACGGACCCGATGGAAATATTGTCACATGAACAATTGTTCGATCGATGAATTAACGTCATATTTTGATGACGTCCGGGATTTTACTAATTTGGTCGCAATCGATGATTCCATCACCATTGGTTCACTTATCGTGCTAAAACCTACGTATTGGTGGTTTCTATTGGATCCGATTGATTTGAAACCACTACACGCTCCGGAGCGACGCTCCGGGGCTTGCACAAAAATACTTCTTGTGCTCGCCGAGCAAGTCGAAAACATGCTCGACGTTGCGTACGTAGGTGATGAAGGTACGGTTAAATTTAAGACGAATGTTGGAAAGAGTGCTTTCATGCATGTGAAATAAGTTGTGAGTTCCTACGTATAGACGTGGAACAATCACGGCATCTTTCGATAGGTGATTTAGTCTTTGGATTGGAGGAGGATGTTGTATTAAAAATTGGTGCGATAGTGCATGTTTTTGAGCATAGCGTTCAATGCAGTTCGAATGGTTGCAACGATAAGGCGATCATCATTTGGGCATCACCAACAATAATTTCTGTGTGTTGTCATTGTGAATTCATCGCTCCGATCAGCAAACTTGACAAAATAAATCGCATACCGCAAAAAAAGTGTGTACAATACTAACGTAGTAGGATACTGTATCCTTACCATCGAGGAACAGTGGCTCAGTTGGTTAGGGCGTCACCCTGATAAGGTGAAGGTCACTGGTTCAAATCCAGTCTGTTCCACCTCGAAAATCGAGAACGAAAATGTACCGTAATAAAACGCAGATCAAACAAGATAATTGGCAACCTGCCAAGGCGTATAATAACGCCTGATGCGTGAGAGAAATCATCTCGCGCATGGTCCGAGATGATTGAACGGTGAAGAAGAAAACCTACCAATCCTCGGATGAACGTAGTGGTAGTCCCGTAGGGTGCGGGGGCTCGCTGTAAACGAGTTATTCAATTCCAGTAAGTTCGACTCTTACCCACTACACCGAACAATTAAAATTGTTCATGTTCATTGAAATTTCTACGTTCTTTTTGTTCCTCTAATTTAAGGGAGAATTGTCATCGTAATGATGATGGGCGCTGGTTAGAACCCGGCGGGGAACACGAACGCATTCCGGTTTCGTTCAATTGGTAGGACGTCGTGCTGTTTACACGATCATCTGGGTTCGAATCCTGGCACCGGAGCTGTCACAAGGAAGGCATTTATGTTGAAGGAGAGATCCTGATTTTCTTTGTTTTCGAATCTTTGTTGAGGATCAATTCACGGATTCGGAGCATTTCATACACTACAAGAGACTCACATCGAAGGGAAAACCAACGATTGAAATTCTTGATGTTAGTTCCGCGATACCACGAAGTTTTAAACTGAAGCAAACTGCCTCGACGGTAGTTCATGTTCGATTCAACTTTGAACATGTTGCTGATTTCACGAGCAAAAAACTCGCAAAAGAATTTTTGAATGAACTCTTTACTGAAAAACTTCCATTTGAAGCATCTTCATCCTTCAGAAAGGAAATGATCGTTGCCTTTGAAGGCATCATCAAACTTCTTTGAAGAACACGTTTTATCGTTTGACGTGTTGATACGAAACGATCGGTTTCCGACACCGGAGAGTCGGACATTCGCGCATAGCTTAGTGGTAGAGCAGCCCGCTGTTAACGGGCCGGTCCTAGGTTCGAATCCTAGTGTGCGAGCCATCGTAGTAACAATGGGATATTGATTTTGAACCAATATTTACGTGAACCGATGATTTCGATCCATGGTGTTAACGGTACAAACATACTCGGTTCTTACCCGATGAGATTTGGGTTCAAATCCCAATGGATCGACTGCTCACGTAGTTTAATGGAAAAGCACAGTGCATTGATGATCTCGAGTAAACATCGATGACGTTCAACGAATGTTATTCTAGACGATAGTCGTTGGATGTAGTGCGAAGAACGTCTCCCAGTGGGGAGATGGAGCAGGTTCGATTCCTGCCGAGAGCGCTTCATCGATCTCACTGATTCGGATTGTTCCAAGGCCGATCAGGATGCGACTTGGGCCGTTTGAGATCGATGATTTTTGGGTCCGTAATTCAAGCGGAAGAAACCTGCCTTTTAAGCAGGCACGTGGGGTTTCGATTACCTCCGGACCCACTGCGGACGAGTGACGTGGCTTCACACAAGGCTCATAATCTTGTAACGACAGGGTTCGATTCCCCGTGTCCGCTACCATACTTAATGTCATGCATCGCATCACGTTAGGCAAACTACGATCGCTCATCGCTGAATCACTCTTTTTAACGGAAGGGCCTGTAGGCGTTGATGGTGCAAAGCAGGTCATGGCGAAGTTTCCAAAAGGAATGGCGAAACTTGGTATTAAACCTGAAATGATCAAGGGTTTGAAACCGCTTGGTACGGGTACACGTGGAACAGCCTTTCAACTTCCGGACGGAAATGTCCTGAAGATCACGAATGATCAAAGTGAAGCTGAAGCTGCTTCAATGATCGTTGGAACTGAGGCAAAGAATCTCGTGAAGATCCACAACGTTTGGCAGTTTGGTGATACGGGTTTCTTCGGCGTCCTGCAGGAAAAACTTGAATCATTGCCTGACGATGAAGCCAAAAAATTCAATAATGCATTGATCGCAACTGGTCTTCCAATCTGGATTGCAAAATCAGGCGGTGAATGGTCGAATGCGAAGGAACTCACGAAGGAACACGTCAAAGGACAAATCAAGAAGAAATTTGGTGGAAACTTCACATCGGACGAAGCGAAAGCATACGTTCAAGACGTCAACCAAAAATGGAACATGCTCGTTTCAGAGTATGGTTTGCGTGATCTCTTCAATACCCTCACAAAATTGGGGATCAATTTCCATGATTACCATGCAGGAAATATCATGCGTAGATCGGATGGAACGCTCGTGTTAATCGATCTCGGCATGTCAAAAATCAAAGGCTCACCAAAGGTTGGAATGATGAATCAAGCGGTGAACAATGCTTGATGGGTAGGGTATAGTGTAGATTGAAACGTTAATTGGGGCTGTAACTCAATTGGAAGAGTGCTAGCTTTGCAAGCTGGAAGTTAAGGGTTCGAGTCCCTTCAGCTCCACTGGATTTCCACCATTATGTAAGGCGCCGACGTCACAGTGACGTGACAGCAGGAGAGACTGCGACAATTGCTTCCATGTGCATCTGGGTATGCAGCGCCGCTGTCTACGGCGTGAGGCTCGGTTCGATTCCGGCTGGGAGCGCAAGGAGAAAGCCCTGGGTTCAATCCCCAGTAGACAAAAAATCCTCAGGAGACTGAAATAGCAGTGATACTACTGACCTTCTACGAACACATGCGATGGCCAAAGCAGATGTTCATTAGAAGAACGAGAGCGCTCTCGTAGGTAAGTCACCCGGGTGTTTATGGTGTAATGGAAGCACATCTCCCCATTGGATGCGTGGACCACAGGAGGTCACCTGATTGTCTATCAGGCTTTACGCGGGTTCGAATCCCGTCGCGTCCGCGTCGACCAAGTACACGGTCCCCTACCGCTTAGCGGCGGTCCGTGCGCCTGCCAAGAATCGCCTGAGAAACGATTATTGGGGGCAAATGAGGGGCCAATAGAAGCGTCATTCAGCGGCTAGGATGCGGGTTTCCAACTCCCGTCACGTCGGTTCGAGTCCGACCGCTTCTGCGAATGTTTAAGATAAAATTCCACGATTTCCCAGGTGATATTCCAATTGATACGAAGATAGCTTTACTCGAAAAAAAGCAGACGCTGTCAACGAAAAAACAAGCGAAGACTTTCAGAAAAATCGTCTTTTCAAGGACGAAGGCTGTCCTGAAGGAACGAGCTCGTAAGGAGATTTTGATCGAAATGCTTGATTTGGATCGAATCTAGTTGATAACCGCGAGTCGGCGCGTCGACGCAATGTGTTCATGAACGTTGTGTGTAGGTTCAAATCCTACGCTCGCGACCAACGGGGATGTAGTACAGAGGATTAGTGCGCCAGGTTCTGACCCTGGAAACGTGTGTTCGATTCCCACCATCCCTACAAAGAACGTAGAATATCATGCGCTGTTAGCACAGAGGTTGGTGCATTGGGCTTTGAACCCGAGGACCTTCGTTCGAATCGAAGACGGCGTACCACAGCGAATTTAGCTGTGTATAGATGCTACACAGGTAGTATCATAAAATTGATGGAACAATTACTTCAAACTTCATTGAAGTGGTGATTTGTTGCATACGAACAGGTACGATCGACTGTTCGTTCAATGTTCCGATGCTCGATCGATAAAAAAGTGAAAATGGCAAAGAATCGTTTTCGAGTTGATTCCAGTCGGTATGAATCCGTTGACGTTGTGCATCCTGAAATGCAGGATATTGATTCGCTCGCTATCCTAACGGATGATGAGCTCGGTGCTCGTGCACGAACGCTTGAAGGTGAACGAACTTCCATGCTTGTCGAGCAGGCACGTGAGGCGAATGTCATTCCTTGGGAGGTTGAAATTGCATACGTGCGGCGAGAGCAGCAGATCAGGAAGCTTCGTCGTGATGCTCACGAGGCATACCTGGAAAGGTTGCAGACCCAACGTTCTGCGAAGAGCGGGAGATCCAACTGATGATCGATCGATCGTTAAAGGTCGATCGATCGAGGAAGGAAAGCTCGAAGCACGTTGCGATCGATACGTACCTAACTTCACTTCAAAAAATTCCGCAACTCAAACATGCTGAACTCGTTTCATTGTTTGAAAAATACGTCGCAGGTCGTAAACAGATCGAGGATGATGTTTATGAACGAACGCCGGAGGCAGACCGCATCAGGAAAAAACTGATTGAGTCAAATCTTCGGCTCGTTGTTTCGATCGCAAAGCAATACAAGGTTGGAAATATCTCGCTTGAGGATTTGATTCAAGAGGGAAATATCGGCCTTATGAAGGCTATCGAACGATTCGATCATGAAAAAGGATTCAGATTTTCCACGTATGCAACGTGGTGGATCAAGCAATCGATCGGACAATTTCTCCTGAAAAACAAGAGGATGATCAGGTTGCCTGCTCATGCGGCGACGATTCAAAGGAAATTGATTCAAGCAACAGAGGAATTCAAGGAGCAAACGGGAACGATTCCCACAAATGAAGAATTAACGGAGATCCTCGGCGCTTCAGAGGTCGTTGTTAACGCAACGATTCATTCGAACAAAAACATCGTATCGTTGAACGATACGTGCGGGCGTTCTGATGGATCGGACGGAAATACCTACGAAAATAGGATCGTCGATGATCGACCTGGTGTTGATCCGTTTGATAACGTTCTCGAAAAGCAACTGATCGATGTGGTCAGTGAGGTTCTCAGCACGCTTTCGCCGAAGGAATCAGCAGTTCTCAGGTTGAGATTCGGGCTCGTCGATGATTGTATCGATCAGGAATCGTATCCAATCACAGTCAATGAACTTGAAGCGCTGAAATCTGGCGAAGGCATGCAGGATCCATGATTACGATGTTTGGTTGTTTGATGACCTGCGCAATGATTGCGATGCAAATCGCATCGCTTTTGTTGATTGTTTACATTGCAACAAAAGCTCACGAACTTTGCACGGAAAAGAAAGCGGCTTCAACACCTGAACCTTCAAAACGATCGGGTGTTGAAGCCGTTAAAGGCCTCGCAACGAGGCTTGATGAATTGCACACAACAAGGTTAGCACCGAAGGTTAGGAACGTTTGGAATGTCGAAGAAAAGAACAACGATCGCGACGAGTGATCATAGACCTATTTTCGTGTATGATCGAACAACGCAAATGACAAAACCGTTGTTCATTGTCTACGATGTCAACCTCGTTGGATTGATCATCGATCGGTGCTTTTCAAGCATCGCAGAACAACTCCACGTATCAACGTTCAAACTCCATCCCTAGCACCGAGTGCGATGCAATGGCATTCAGTGAAACCAACAAATCAACAAGGAAATGATGAGTAAAGAATACAGTACGGTCACCGCCGATGATGGCGTTAATTACCGCGAAATTGCGGAAACGATGACATTGCTCGGATTTAAGATGAATCATTCGTCGGCACGCAATAACGTGATTCGAATCATGGAAAAATTTGTAAAAGCGATCATTGATGAAAAATTGATCGATGATCAGGAAAAAATTACCGCCATCGCTCGATCATCATCATTTCAATCAGCATTGTCCATTATGCTTCAAACGATCGAAATGGGCCGACGCGATAAGCGAAAGTCGCATAGGTAGAAACATGAAAATTAAGATGAAAAATCAACCAAGACTTCGACTTGCTGATTTGTTACGACGCAGAAAAATGTCATTGACACGATTTATGTCCGAATTTGGCATTACCACGTACGCGGAATTGGTCGATAAATCAACGCGTATCGGTGTTGTTGCTCCAGCACAGCATGAATTTGATGCTTTAGGATTGGAGGTTGTGAACGATCCAATGAACGGTGTTATCGTTGTTGGTCCACAGGAATCGCCAGATGACGAGTGTCCTCCACCCGGCTGGCAACCGAGCGAGGAAGATCTTTCTCGAATGGAGAGCGCTCCCATGTACGATCCAGATGCACACATGGGTGGTGAACAGGAAGAAATTGCCGGCAAACAAATATTGAGCGAATTGAAGAAGAAATCTTCAAGAAAATCAAAGAAGGGTTCCGATGTCTGAGGAACGATTTCCGCGATTGCGCATGATTGATGTTGAACCCCGTCGACAAAAAAAGCAAAATGATGGAAGGCATCATCGAAATGATGAATTTTCGGACATTGTTTCCATCGTTAAAAACAGGTGTTCACAAGCGTACGAAAAAGGTAGAAAAGAGGGCGTCCTCGTCGCCGCGGATGTAATTGAGATCATTGTGAATAGACTCCGTGAAGTTCAAGTTGGTAAATCATTGACAGTTGAGGAAGTTATTTCCGACGCCGAGTCATCGATTCATGAACTACGTAACACGATCAAACGTACGTAATACGTATTTGGGTGATGATCGTCATCCCAAAATTTGATGCGTGGGTGAGGGATTCATTGAACATCGTTGACGATCCACTTCTCAAGGAATACATCGTAGGCGTTCTTCTTGACGTTGTAAATTCAAAAATTTCCGTTGATGAGTCATTGACGTTAATGTTGATCGATGGAATCGATAAGCGTAATTTTTCGCTTCTACAACGGACAGGGGATGCAGCGTTGTGGAACATGATCATGTTTCCTACGACCAACTTTGAGGTAGCGCGCAACGTTGGTAGAACCGCATACAAGAATTGTCACGTGATACTGAACGGTTCATTTAAGTTGTACGAAGTATTATCCTGCGACCTGGTGGATATCACGAGAACGGTTCGACAAGCCATCGTAATACGCTAAGCGAGGTTGTGCAACGCGCAGCCAGCCATGGTATAGTTGTCGTATATGGCATACTACGGTTTTAAACCAAATCCGAAGCAGCTTGTGATCAACAAGGCAATGAGTGTTTTCGGGCGCGAAGCCAAGATCAAGGTTACGGGAGCGAGGCTAACGCCCATCGAGTGCAAGGTTTCGACCCTGCCCGATGATAGCTATCATGTTGAGTGCATCGTCGACGGACAGGTTGTTGGCCAGTCCAACTCCAGAAATTGGCGAAATGCATACAAGCAGCTTGCGGAAAAAATTGGTGCGTTGAAATCTCAAAATGTGCAAGGCCCTACGCTGTAGTGGTATAAAGGGTCAAGTTACCAAGTAACGAAAAGAAAGTGAACGGAGAAAAGAACCAAAATGTCCAGCATGACCATCAAGACCTTTGTCAATGTCGCCAAGCGACTTCCCGCCGACACGAGCATCCTGATCAGGGGCGCTCACGGTATCGGAAAGAGTCAGATCGTGAGGCAAATTGCGGAGCAACTCCGCAGTTTGATGAACCTCGCTGAGCTGCCAGTCATCGATCGACGACTCTCACAGATGAGTGAGGGTGATGTCGTCGGTCTTCCTTCGACGGACGGAAACGTCACCCGATTCAATCCTCCGGATTGGTACAAGAAGGCCTGTGTCGAGCCTTGCATCCTTTTTCTCGATGAGCTCAACAGGGCGACGCCCGAGGTGATGCAGGCAGCGTTCCAGATCGTTCTCGATCGCGAGCTGAATGGGCACAGGCTTCACCCGCAGACCAGGGTGTTCTCCGCTGTGAACGCTTCGGCTGCATACACCGTCAACGAAATCGATCCGGCACTGCTCGATCGTTTTTGGACGATCGATCTCGATCCAGATCGTGATGATTGGCTCGCATGGGCGCGTGAGAGCGGAATCGCCGATTGTATCATCGAGTTCCACAGCGTCAATTCGAACTGGCTCGACACGCCAAAGAACGTTGAATCGAACGTTGTTGCTCCCTCACGAAGGTCGTGGGAGCGTCTCAGCAAGGCATTGGTTGCTGAGGAACTGGCTGAAAAGCCCGATGATAACCTCTTTTATTCGATTTGCATCGGATATGTCGGCACGGAAGCGTCGATCGCATTCACGCAATTCTGCAAGACGATCGACAACCGTTTCTCCGGAAAGGATATCATCAACGACTACGATTCCGTCAGGAAGAAGGTCCTGCGTGGAAACAGCATCAGCATCATGAATGCTGCATGCGATTACGTTGCTGAGTACCTTCTCACGCTCGACAAGGTTACTCCTGAGCAGGGAGAGAACCTCAGGAAGTTCTTCAACGATGTTCCCAAGGAGCTGCGGCTCAACACCTGGGGCAAGGTCGTGAAGCACGGTGTTCAGAAGCTTGACCTTGCGGCGAGCATCCACGAATACGTTGTCGATGCCCTGCTCGAGGTCTTCGGTACGAAGCGAGGAGCTGCGGGTGTCGGGATGGTCCCCATCATCCCCGACATCTTCAACAAGAAGTGAGTTTGAGGGCGACCACCTACTTACGTAGGTGGTCGCCTTTGATGAAATCATCTGGAAAAATAAATCGCTCGCCAGGCATCAAAAAAGATCAAAGTGTGGTAGGAGCGATGTTGGACGCCTCAAAAGGGAATTCGATGCGATCGATTCAATCGAAAAGGTTGTCGAGCATTGCAAATCACTGAACTTGAGAATCAAGTTCACCAACGAACCCGATGGTTCAATTTACTTCGAGTCGAGCATCATCTCGATAAATTCAAGGTTGAACCCTATCAGACAATTGAACGTTATTCTCCATGAACTCGGTCATTTCAACGTTGAATCGAAAAATATCCTATGCGATCATCTATCGAACAGCATCGATTCGGTTCACAATGAACTGAATGCATGGGTTGAGGGCATGTCGATAGCACGGTCGTTGAAGATCAACATTGATGCAACAGCGTATGAACGTGATCGTACCATGTACGTTAAAACGTACATGAAATCAGCGCTTCGAAGGAAAAAACCGTGAGCAAACATCCTCAACTTTTGTACGTCAACGGAGCATCGATGACACCTCCGGATGAGGTTACGATGGCTCTTGTGAAGATTTTGATGATCGAAGAAGGATTGATTCCAATCGATTTTCAAACGCAGGCAATTCATTGTTTCAACTATTCGATCTTCTGCCAGAATCTTGGAAAGTCGTTGTCGGATCCAGCGAACAAGAAACGTCGACGGAAGTTCAGGAAATTGTGGCGGGCATGCATGAAGCATGATATCGAGATCATGCTACAAACCCGAGGAAAACCTGCGGTCGACAATCCAGAAATTTTTAGGACGATCCGACATGATGTGGAGGTAAGGTACGGTCTTGGAAAGGCGTCAAGGAACGCCAATCACATTCGTTTCATCGCAGTCGTCTCTTTCCTACTTGAAAAAGCATTGAACGTAACCGGAAAAGGAGTCACCGAATGATTCGATTATGATTGATTGTGATTGATAATTTTATTGTGGGAGTTGAACTTTGCTAGGTGAAACCCATTGAAAAATGGTTAGTAACCTTTTTTCGTTCTGTGAACTTTTATGCGTTACCATGATACGATGTACCATCGGTCGGACGTTGAAGGTGTAGGTACATATGCGGACAAAAATCACCTGGACGGGTGGGACGCCTCCCATAAAACATCGCAAAAATTCAACTCGTAAGTCGAACAAGGACACAAATAAAAAAATGAACAGTTTCATCCCCTACGTTGGGAAAACCTTTTACCCAATCGATGAAGCCAGGGTTGAACTGGTCAAACCCGTCCCAGGGATGTTGTTCTCAGCGAAGCAATGTTTTGAAATGATACATACGGATGCTGCGCTCCGGATGATTCGATCGAATATCCATGAACACCCGTATTTTTATGTACGGCCGTGCTCAAATGTGAGAGCAAGGGAAAAAATCGTAGAACTTGGTGATCCTGTCATCTTCCTATACGAAGAACACATGAAGGAATTTGATCAGGGAATCGTGTTGAATGTCGTGAGACACGTTTTTCTTACGAGCGGGATGAAGGTATGCATCATCACAAACATGGACGCATTGATGCTCGTGCAATGAGTGCAAATTGTGGCATATCAATGGTATGCTTTTGGAATGGGCGATGTCGTAAAATTTTCTGATTACGTTGATGAATGGAAGGAGCTTTTTAAGCTAGATTCCTTATCGTCAACGCTGTACGTATACGGGAATAAAAAGACAGGATCGATCGAGGTGGTTCAAATTGATGATGAGATGAAATCAATTAGGACCTTGATCGATGAGCCGGATGCTCGTTTCATAATTGAGGCATTATGCCTTCACCGTGGCATCGAGTTTAATCGCTTTTGACGAATTGTGTTTTCCATTAAAGGCCGCGGGAAATTTTCTCAATTGACACGTGATGTTTCGGTGCAGTCACCGATAAAAGGTATAAAATGAACGAAGAAAAATCAGTGTTTAACATCCTTGATGAGCTTGAGTCCACCGCCGGGTCCAACGCAAAGAAGGAAATCCTGTTCAAGAATCGTCACAATGAACTTCTAAAAAAAGTTTTCATCGCGGCGTGCGATCCTTACACCGTTTACTACGTGAACAAGTTCAAGATGCCCGTTTCAAAAGACGAACAGTCTGACGACAACATCCTGGATTATTTTTGTGACGTGGTGCTTCCGCCTTTGTCATCGAGGACTATGACCGGAAATGACGCGAAGCAGTGGGTCACCGATGCCTTCGAAAGGATGAACGAAAATCAGCAGAAATGGTGCCTCCGCATTCTCCTGAAAAATCTTAGGGTTGGTGTTCAAGAATCAACATTGAACAAGGTTTGGCCTGGGCTTGTTAAAAGCTTCGCGGTCGCGCTCGCGACGACCGTGAAGAGTGAGTTCGTGAAAGGTGAAGGGATCAGGATCCTCGATAACGTCGAATATCCGGTTCGTTGTGAACCGAAGCTCGATGGATTGCGTTGCATCGCTGTGAAGCAAGATGGCGTCGTGACGTTATTTACACGTAACGGTACTGTCCTTGAATCATCCGCCTTACAGTCAATTAAAGAAACGTTGGAAAAACTTCCATATGATAATATTGTCTTAGATGGTGAACTTTTGGACGATGATCTTACATGGAATAGCACAATTTCAGCAGCTATGAAAAAGAGTTAAAGATCATACCAAACGTGACTTACTAGTTATAGTACGCATTCTATGACAATATTTCACGTATACGTTGATTGGACAGATGAAAAATGTCCTAGACCATTTTATGTTGGAAAAGGAAATGAATTTCGTATTCAACATTACGTAAGAAACAAAAAACACAAATTTATAAGAAAGACACTTGGAATACAACGAAAAATTGTATTTTCATCCACTAATGAAAAAGAGTGTTTTCAAAAAGAAATTGAGTTGATTTCAAAATATCATACGTTTTACATAGATGATCTTGCTGACAAAGAAATTGTTTGTAATTTTACTAAAGGTGGAGATGGAACGACAGGTTGGATTCCAACTACTACTCAAAGAGAAAATATTGCTAAAGGCATCAAAAAAGCGTATGAAAAAAATCCTGAATTGGGGAAATTGATATCCGATAAGGCAAAAATTCGGATGAGCGACCCAAATTTCCGTGCGAAAATTTCACAAAAAATAAAAGATGCGTTGGCGTTAATGCCAGAAGATAAAAAGCGTGAAATGCATCAAAAATCAGCAGTTTCGAATAGAGGGAAAATCTCTCCACAAAGAGGCTCAAATTCGTGGAGAACAACGCTTAATGACGTTCTTGTAAGACAAATCAAGAACGAATATAATGATTTACGAAAAAATCACAAAAAGACTAAAACTGTAAAATTACTTTGTGAAAAACATAATCAAACATATAATGTGATTTACAAGATCGTATCTAATGTAACGTGGAAACATATCGAGGTAACAAATAATGACAATTGAACTTAACGTATTCGATGGAATGCTCCTCAAGGATTGGGTTGAACAGACGCCGCACATGATGTACGGTGCACGAACGGAGTTCGTGAGAATTGTTCTTTCCGACATCAAGGCAACGAACATCAAGCAGGTTGACCACGTCGTCGTAAATTCCGAGGCCGAATTGAAGAATTTCTTTTCAAAGTGCATGGATGAAGGATTCGAAGGTATCATGTTGAAGACGATGGATTCGTACTACGAATTCAAGCGCTCTGATAACATCAGGAAGCTTAAGCCCTGCGTTACGTACGAAGGCGTCGTCGTTTCGTGCTACGATGGTCGTCGAGGAACCAAGCGTGAAGGTACGTTCGGAGGGATGGAAATCCTGCTTCCGAACGGTGTTATCACCCGTCTTGGAAGCGGATTCAACGATGCAATTCGAGCCGACGTTCAATTGGAAGGTTACGATGCGTACGTTGGTAGGATCGTTGAAATTGAAGCTCAACCAGATCCATTGACAGCTGATGGATTGAGCGTCGATGGAAAGGCAAGGTTCCCAGTGTTTTGCAGGTTTAGAAGTCCTGCTGACGTCGATAGTAAGGTTGTTGATGCGTACGATGCGTACGTGAAAGGTTCAAGATGATTCTCTGGAAATTCAAGGAAAAACTTGAAACCCGAGGTGAGTCATATCCCTGCCGGGCGTTCAGATGGGTGATTGAAACAAATGCTTGGAAGAACGGTTCACGTGTAGTCTGGTCGTTCGGCCTGGTCAATCAACGCCAATCCAGAGATTCAACGGAATGGCGCAGTTCGCATACGCTAGCGTACGAAATTACCGTCACAAACAAACTGTCGTGGGGATCTGAACATTTTTGGTATGATGGTCCACATTGTTCGTTCTCGATCGGTCCCATCACGTTTTCATGGGGCGACCTTCCATGGGGAGATCACTGTAGAAAGTGCTATAACGATGATTGATGATATCGTCTACTATTGTGATAGCAAGAGGCACCTCGTGTGCACGCCCTACACGGTCGAGAATCTCCATCGTATGGCAACTGATCTGGGAATAAAGCGTTGTTGGTTTCATAGCGGTGCATCGTACCCTCATTACGATATTCCCAAACGAAGGATCAATGAGATCACTGAGAAATGTACGCTTGTAAGTTCATATGTGATACTTTCGATTGTAAAGGAAGTGTCAACCGATGCTCGTTAATTGTGCAAATTTCCACCCAAGGATGGTAAATCTAGACCATGTTCAAGCCACTCGAAAATTGTGATTATCAGTACCACAAGTACCTGGTAAGCTTCTTGAATGATTGTCCCTTTTATGCGACGCTATCGCAGCACTGTCGGTACGTATTGACCAACGATATTCCTACCGCTGCTGTCGGGTACGATGTTGCGAATGATTCCATCACGATGGGACTCAATCCTGAATTCTGCCTTGCGCAGGAAGACTCGCAGATGAAGGGTCTGCTGAAGCATGAGTTCAATCACATCACGTTTGGGCATCTTTCCTCACGTAAACCGAGTGATACGAGCCTGTTCAAGCTCTGGAACATTGCAACTGACTGTGCGAACAACTCTTTGATTGAGGAGGAAGCAAACAACAGCTCGAACGTGAAGAAGCTTCCTGATTGTGTGATCGTTCCTGGACGTCGTTCGGTGATGTCGAAGGAAAAACTCGACAAGATGAGTGAGCAGGAACGTGAGGCTCATACGAAGTTTGCTGATATCATCGCTGGGCTTCCGAAGCTCGAAACTTCGGAGTACTACTTCTACAAGATCTACGAAAAAATCAAGGATGACCCTTCGTTCGGTGGATTGAACGGTCAGGGAAATTTCGAAATTTCATTCGAACCCGGTGGTGGTGACGGCTCGCTCGACAGCCATGAATTTTGGGGAAATATTCCTGAAGAACAGCGAGAATTCATCGAGCAAAAAATCAAGCAGGCTGTGGCCGAAGCTGTGAAGACTGCCGATCGTCAATCCAACGGTTGGGGTAACATTCCATCGCACGTCGTTGCCGAGATTCGTCGATCGGTGACGCAGACGATCAACTGGAGAACGATTCTTCGACAGTTCGTTGGTTCGATCTCCCGTGGGGCTCGAACCTCATCGATCAAGAGGATCAATCGACGGTATCCGTACATTCATCCAGGTACGAAGCGTGGTTACCAGACTAAGCTTCTCATCGCGATCGATCAATCGGGATCGGTTGATGATTCGATGCTCGGAACCTTCTTTGCCGAGCTCGACTCCTTGACGAAAAAGGTCGATGTTTCAATTCTTCCGTTCGATTGCGAGGCGAGTGAGAGTGAAATCATCGAGTGGAAGAAGGGTTCGAAGCTCGATCTCAAAAGGACGAGAATGGGTGGAACTGATTTCAACGCGCCTTCGCGGATCTTCAATGATCAGAAGAATAGAAATCGTTGGGATGGAATGCTCATCATGACAGACGGATGCGCCGGAGCCCCCGAGGCCGTACGTAAGAAGAGAGGTTGGGTCTTGGGTAAGGGTTGTAAGCTTGAATTTCCTTCGTCGGAACTCATCATCAATGTCGGTGACGAAGGCAATATGACCGGTGCCTGGCGCTGATGTGGTTTTTGATTCCCATCGTTGTCCTACTTCTGCTCGCTGTATTTAGTCGTAACGGATACCTTGCTGTGATGTTGTTCTTCATCGCGCCTCTCATGGGATTGCTCTTGGGAGGCGCGGTGTGGGCGGCGGCGGCACTATTTGTTGGTGAACTAATAACGATCACGGCATTTGTATCATTCGTGATTTTTGCAATGGTCCTTTTTCAGGGTTACGTCATCAAAGAACATCTAGAAAGGGTTTAATTATGAACGATAATGAACGTCTACGTGACCAGATCATGAGCATCAAGATGAAATTGATGATTCCGATTTTTTACATGCTAGCGATCATCGTCGCAATTGTGCTATCGATCTTTGTTGATCCATCGTTGGGTTTGGCGGTTTACATCACGACGTTGTCACTGTGGGGTTCAGCGCGGATCATCACTGAGTGTGCTGAATCGGTTCTTGTTTTCTTCGCCGTAAAAGAGCTTGAAAAGACTGATCCGCGGCTGAACGATAGTAACGATGAGTGATGTCTATTTATCGCAGGATAGATGTTTGTTAACGTTGGTGATCTTGTCGTTTTAAAGAACTTCTACACGGGGTTTAGCTTAACAACCGATGCTGGGTTCCGTGATTTTACTGCTGATGATGTTGGAATAGTGTTGAAGGTTGGCAGCCTTGATGTGACGATCGTGTCATCAAGGTTAATGTACGGATCATTGCCTAAAGCAACATTGAAAAGATTGACCTGAACAATGACAGCACCTCCTTCAACAAAACCTGGTGGAACAGCCCCTTGGTACATGCCTACGTTGGATGATCTTGATTGGTGTGATGGTTCAACGAGCATCGAACCTGAGCCACCAGCCATCGTTTCGCCCAAGCCCGTTCCAGGTAGCATGAAACTCCTCATTGAGGACATGTATGAACCGTTATTTCTTTCCGCAACGTGGTCGATCGTTGTGAAATTAAACGGTCGTGTCGTTGAAAGATCGCTAACACAGGATCAAACGCACAAAAAGGCTGATGTTGATTCATATGCAAAATCATACATCTGGTCCAACAAAACATTTCTCCAGGGAATCGGCGTTGATGTTGTTGATGTGTACGTGAAACACGGTGGAAATGCTAGGGATTTGTAGCTAAAACGACAGGTTAAAAATCAACTGCGTCATGCATACTTATGTGCATGACGCAGTTGTGCATTTCAACCCCAGAAAATCATATTTCAGCGGAAGAATTTATTGAAAATGTGAAGGGCAAGGATTTTTTTGAGCGTGAGAAGATTGTTGAGGAGATGTTGCTCAGCGGTAACGTTCCATCGTGGATGCGAACATTTGTCGATGTTAAATTCACCGTGCCAGGATTCGTTGCAAATTCTGTGGTTCAACGTGAGGTTGTCATAAAAGTGTTGCCGGATTATCTCACGATCGGGACCGATGAATCACACCTACGATATCCTCTGTCACCGCTTGCCTCACAGAGAATTGCTGATGCATGGAATTGTCTCCTACCCACAACTAAATTGGTCACTCTCGTGTGGCACGCGGGGGCAAAGGTTGCCCCTCACCCGTGGGGCCCGCCTTATGATGCATCCATGCACTCGCTCGATAGGTTTGTTGCACATAACAAATTGGTCGATGATGACCTTGCTAAGCATGATATTTTGCCAGGGATGTTCGTCGTTGGTCACAAAAAGGATGTCGTGATCACAAACAGGCTTGTTTCAAGGCCGAAGCAGGTCGCAATATTCGGTTGGCATCAATTGAATGGAAAGGCGATTCAACCATTAAGTCTCATCCATGAAAACACGTATGCTGATTACAGTCACGGAACAAGATTGATATCACAAATATGCACCATCGATGGCATTGAATTCAAGCTAGACGAACTTCTTTGCGATAAAACATGGGGGAAACAATTTTCCGACGAGGGTCAAATGAAGACCGTCCGTCAACCGGGCGTTTGATTCAAAGCACGTACGTTAATCATAACATTTACCAGGACGACAACTTCATACGTTACCATATATAGATTATACACGTGGGACTGCGTAACAAAGTAAATAAAGATGGATTTATTTCAAAGGAGATACCTGGTATTGAATCCAAATTTTACATAGATGAACAAGTCCACATAAACCATCTAGCACCGGAAAGCGGAAATCAGTCAATTTCCGTGAATTCTGATGGTGCCCTTATCGCAGAAGAGAGCACAACGTTCACATCATTGTCTAGCTCTTTTACGCTTGTTTCAAGTTCATTTATTGCGCTATCTAGCTCTTTTTTGTTGCTTTCATCTAGCGTTGATGACATCAATGAAATGCCGCAGGTTGTCCACACTGTTAGCGGTTCATTGTCGTGGGGAGTTGCAAACATTCTTACAGGTTCAGCTTCCGCAATGTCAATCCCACTTGTTTCAGCGGGACCCGGAAGATGGCTTGAAGTTATAAACACGATGGTTGATACGACGGCAATCCTCACCCGAAGTGGATCTGATATCGTCGTTAATGGCACAACGGGGACAACATATAATCTACCCGCAGGCGCGGCCGTCGTGATCCGGGCCGCCGCGACCGGGACGAACGTCTACATCGAGCACGGCGGCAGCGGCGGTGGCGCAGCGGTCGCGAGCACGGCCTACGCAGCATCGGTCACGCTATCGATAGCGGCGTCTCGCGCACATGACATCGGGCTTCTTACGGGAGATATCTCGATCGATGCGTCCGGGCTCGCGAGCTCCGACGCACTCGTTACCGTCCGTGTGCAGAACGACGGGGGTAGACGCGTTTCTTGGGCGTCGAAGTTCGTGTTTCAGCCCGGAGACGAGGAGGCCGCGTAGGGCGTGTACGACGTTACCACGTGGACATTCCGCGACAACGGGACCACGCTCGAGTGTGTCTCTAGGCAAGTTCGATCGGCGATGACACCAGCCGATGCAACGGGCGCGGCCGTGTGGCTATCGGCGCGCACGCAGGTATCGGTTTCGTCATGGGAGGACCAGGTCGGGGCTAACGACGCTGCGCAGGCTACGGCCGGCAATCAGCCCACGTCGACGACCTACCACGGCTCGCCGTGCCTCACGTTCGACGGATCTAACGACTACATGTCCAACCCGGTCAGCATGGCGGACGGGGCGAAGTGGCTAGCCGTGTCGTTCAAGCTGAACGCTGTACCTGGCGCGTCGTCGTTCAAGAGCCTCGTTCGCATGCTTGGGAGTTCAGGCAAATTCGTTGAATTGCTGGCAATGAACTTCGGCGGATACAAGTCGCTCTCGTTCCTTGCTGATTTCTCGGCGGCGGGCGGGTCTGCCGTTGGCGTGGACCTCCCGCTGGACCTGGCCCCTCATGTCGTGATTGTGCAGTATCTCGGCGGCACGAACACGAACCCAGATCAATACCATCTTTGGGTTGATGGCACATGGAGAACGCCTCGGGCTAGCTCTACGATCAACGCAGAGGCGAGCGCCATCGGTGCCATTGGCGGGCGCGCCACGAGCGTGCCGGCCACGAGTTCCAACGCGTCAGTGTCGATGTTCGACGTCAGCGCCGGACTCGGCACGCTCACGCATCGCGACGCGGATAGGATCGCCGCGCAACTACTGCGAGGACAGGGCCGCAGATCCACACTCGGCCCGCAGATCGTGTGTGACGGCAACAGCCTTACATACGGGTTCGGCGCGGGCTACCTGGATGCCAGCGGGTATCTGAACGGCTACCCATACCAACTCGCAACGACGAAGCTTGGCGGCGAGTCTCGATGGAACCTGGTGAACCTCGGGGTTAACGGCCAGACTACGGCGCAAATGGTAACGGACTTCGACTCTCAGGTCGCCCCCCTTTACAATCCGCTCCGACCTCGCAACGTGCTCGTGTGCTGGGAGATCGGGAACCACATATACGGAGGGGCTACGGCGGACGACGCAATGGGCTCCGTCATCGACTATTGCGAGCGCGGGCGCAGGACTGGCTTCGAGGTACTCGTCGCCAACTGTTCCGCGCGTAGCGATATTACGGCAGGTGTCGAGACCATTCGGACCACCGTCAATACGTACCTCTCCGCCACGTGGTCGTCGTTCGCGGATGGGCTAATCGACTTCGATGGGGATGCTCGATTGGTGACGCCATTGACCGATGGTGTGCATTTCGACGCGACTCAATATGGGTATGTGGCCGAGGACGTGCACACTGTGCTCGCTCGCATGCTCGGGAAAGCATACGTGCCGGCATGACCCAGCGCCAGCCCCCGCAGCTCATCGGCCTCGGCCCTGACTCGACTCCATGTAGTAACTACAAATATGTTTAAACAAGAGAACATTTTGTGTACACTATTCTCTTGACGTGGTATACTTGTATTATCTGGTCCCATCGTCTAGTGGCTTAGGACTTTTCGTTCTCAGCGAAAAAACGTGAGTTCGACTCTCATTGGGATCACTTTTAAACGAGTTTCAACAATGAAAATGTTCATAACAGGCACAGAAAAGTTCGGACGCTCTGAAGAGCGCGTCGTAGGACTTACATGCCTGCCAAGTTCATTAACGTTGCCGTTTAGAAGGCCACGTCCCCATAGAGGGTGAAAGTGGCGAGCCGGAAAGAGACATCCGGTGGAAATAAGAAGATAACGTGGAATGTGAATCTTGTCATCAAGGGCATAATGCTAATTACGGTAGCGGGCGTTTCTGTAATGTTAGATGTGCTCGATCGTTTTCAACAAAGTCAAAACGAAAGGAAATAAATGAACGTGTTAGCAAGACTTTGACTAAAGCCAATGTTAACATAAAATTATGTCTTGAATGCTTAAATGAATTTCAAGCTCGTAGGAATCAACGTTGTTGTAGTATGAGTTGTTCTAGAAAATATCGTTATCGAGATGTCGAAAAACGACAAGTTCTGATAGAACAGCTTTTAAAAGTTCGGAAACCATGGAAATCTCGTAAAGCTCTAACACCGTCATTTCCAGAGCAATGCATCATGCAATGGCTCGATGAGTTAAATTTCACATATGAACGTGAAATGCCATTTCAGAAATGGTTTATCGATTTTGTAATACACGATAAAAAAATCGCAATAGAAGTTGATGGTAGACAACACGGTTATCCAGAACAGCAAAGACGTGATCGAGAAAAAGATGAAGCATTAATTAAAGATGGTTGGCAAGTAATTCGAATTAGTTGGAAACGATTAACAAAACAATCACGTTTAAATATCATTAACATACTTCGGGCTATAGCGTAACCTGGTAGCGCGCGTACTTTGGGCGTACGTGGTTTCAGTTCAAATCTGAATAGCCCGACGAATCGCAGGGAGAAATTCCTGTTTGTTCCTTGAAAATCTACGTTCTTTCGATGGGTAGTTTAGCGGCAAAAACACCTGCATGACTCGCAGGTGATCGTGGGTTCGAGTCCCACCCTATCGACCGGCGATTAGCTCAGTGGTAGAGCACTGCGTTTACACCGCGGGTGTCAGGGGTTCAAGTCCCTTATCGCCGACGAATGCCAACGATGCTCGTAAGGACAGAGTTCTTGCCCCGTAAGCAAGATTGAGCGAGTTCGAATCTCGTCGTTGGCTCCAGACCTGTCGGGCGGGTGCAGCCGCAGGTGCTTCACAAGAGAATCATATCGATCTGATCAACCAACTACTGTACCTTCAACGGGGAATATTTCAATTTGGCTAGAATACGTGCTCCGGAAGCATGTGATATCGGTTCAAATCCGGTTTCCCCGACCGACAAGCACTTAAGGTGATTGTTATAATCTAGGATTACGTTAGCGGCTAAACTCCGGGCTCTGGAAGCCTGTGACGGTGGTTCGAGTCCACCATCCTAGACCAATTCGCTAGAAATCCCGTGTTAACTGAGATGGATTAGTGGCCGTCTGAAGAGCGGCATAGGTTGGTTCGATACCAACACACGGGGCAACGTCGAGGAACGCAAATGATGCGCGGAACGTCTGCAAAACGTTTGTTAGCGGGTTCAAATCCTGCCCTCGACTCAATCCACGAGTAAACAAGATCATGGCGGAATAGGCATACGCTGTCCATTTAAACTGGACTGTGCGCAAGCATGTGTTGGTTCGAATCCAACTGATAGAGTTGAAAGTTGATGCCGGTTGGGTATGCGTGGGAAAACACGATCCTGGTACGATCGAAATGACGGGTTCGACACCCGTAACCGGCTCAAGGTGTAAAAGACGTTCATCCAATGGTAGTATTTGTTACATCCTGGACATGAGACGATGACGAAAAAACTTAATATTTCTGATGAAGAATTTTTGCAATTTGCACATCAAGCTAGATCATTATCAGATCTAATTCGTTTGTTATCACTTAACACAGGAGGTGGTACGTATAGACGAGTTTTGTCACGTATGCTTCAATTGGGAATTGATGTGCGTAATCGTGGATCAAAAGGTGCTACTCGTGACTTTTCACGAACTGTCTTTCAAACCAAAGACATCCTTGAAGGAAAACATCCTCAGTTTCAAACTAACCATCTCAAACAACGTCTATTAAAAGAAAGAGTCATAGAAAATAAGTGTGACTTGTGTCAGTTGGGCGCTGTTTGGAATGGCGTTAAACTCGTTTTAGAGCTTGATCATGTCGATGGTAATAGACATAATCACAAAAGAGATAATTTGAGGTTGTTGTGCCCGAATTGTCATAGTCAGACAAAAACGTACAAAAACAAGACACGGTAAACATGGCCCTCTGATGGAATGGCAGACATAGTGCACTTAAAATGCGCGGCCTAACAAGCATACGAGTTCGAATCTCGTGGGGGCTACTAAGTGATGTTCAATAGTCTTAAACATGATTTAATGCTGGTGTCGCATAGTGGCAGTGCAGCAGCCTTGTAAGCTGCCGAGGTAACACTCATCGGGGGTTCGATTCCCTTCACCAGCTCAAAATTGTACATTCACATTCATCAGTTTAAGATGACGCATGTCATTGCTCAAGATCATCATCTGTTCGCTTGTATTGTCATTCGGTTCAACGCCTAACATGTGCGTAACTGAATTGAAGGAGAAGAAGGTTCGAACACCGATCGCTCAGGATGAATTGTACGTTGTCTTGACGGATGCACATGTGAATGTGTTTGGTTATGAACCTTCGAAAAATCGAGCCTCGATGGCTTGGGCCCAGGTTGCATTCGAAAATGGCAGGGGCGACCAGGTTTTTAATCACAACCTCGGAAACATCGGTTCAAATCCGATCGTTCCGAAGCGACCGTACTACGTTATCTCCGGTCATCGCTTTCGAAGCCTTGAAACTTTCAATGACGGTGCGGAGCTTTACTGGATCACGTTAGAATCTAGGTGTGGTTCAACGTTGAATTTTTTTGATTCTGGTGATCCTGTCTCAGCAAGCTCGGCATTAAATCGATGTGGATATTATCGAGCCGACGTTGATCATTACACAAAGAATTTATCTTCCTTGTTCTTTGAACGATTGATGAATTGATTTTCTAGCAGCGGTGTAACCAACCCTCAACCTAAGGTAATACTTTGTTATGAAGGAAAAAATTCTGCTTGCAACGATTGGTTTGGTTTTGTTCGGTGGGATGCTTCTCTACAAGAAGGTGTACGATGGGATGCATCACCCAACTGAGTGAGAACGAAGGTGTTGTGGTGTCGTAGGTGTAATTGGTACGCACGGTTGACTGTGAATCAGCAGGATGAGGGTTCGAATCCCCGACGACACACCATTCAATTCAAGTAAATATCGAATGTGGCATATCATTTTGATATAAATTTTGTCTAGCCATATTCGATGACATATTAAACTATGTCAGTTGAACGATTCGAACGTACGATAGAATCATTCATCTTACTATGAAACAGTTGAACGAATTGAATTTGAAATTGGCCCGGTCGTCTAACGGTACAGGACCCCTGATTTTCAGTCAGGTTTATGAGGGTTCGAATCCCTTCCGGGTCGCCAAATATGTCATCGTGCTGGAACTGGTATACAGGACACGTTGAGAGCGTGTTGCGAAATTAAGTAGCATGTGGGTTCGACCCCCACCGATGGCACAAATTCTGTTCCGAAGCATAGATAATTCTATGATCAGGAAATTCAAGAATTTCATCATTGCATCGATGGTAACAGTTTCAATGCTCCTTTGGCCGTCTCGGGCATTCTCGGGCCCTGAGAGAGGGACCTTAATTGATGTGAGGGTGTTACAGGGTTCTCAAATAATCAAATATTCTGATGTCAACGTGAGACCGGATCAGCCGGTACAATTCTGGGTTTCTAGTTCGGATGATATCCTGTGCGTCCTTTCATACAAGGATGATCTTGGCAAGGAATGGGTTTTCGACCATCGCTCCGGTAAGGTATGCAACATGCAGATCGTTCCAAAACGTTCCCAATTAAGCCTGTCGGTGACGAACTTGACGAACGTCGAGGAAAAAATTGTGACCGTCATTCAATGACAAATATCCCCGTAGCATCAATGGACTAGAGTGCCTCGCTACGAACGAGGAGGTTGCAGGTTCGAATCCTGCCGGGGATGCCGAATTTAGTAACCTTTGTCAGGAGGCGTCAATAATCTAAAGCGGGTGTAAAACACTGCGCTGTTAATGAATACGGGTTCGAGTCCGTAGGTGAAAAATTCATAATGCACTCGTGGTGGAATTGGTAGACACGCCGGGTTTAGGTTCCGGTGCTGCAAAGCGTGGGGGTTCGAGTCCCTCCGAGTGTACAAGAGTCAGGCTGGTTAAGCCGAACGGTGAGGCAGGTCTTTCATACGGACTGCGACGATGGGTTCGAATCCCTCAACCAGCACAAATCATGCCCCGGTATCGGACGGGTCTTCTAAGCCTGAGCACCGTAGTTGGATCGACGGGGGTTCGAATCCCTCCCGGGGTGCCAACGAGTCGTTATGCAAACAAAGATCTGTTCATTCGATGGTGAATTTTCGTTTCTTTCGAATTTTTTTGAATCATCGATCAGGGTCGATGGTGAAAAATATCCCACAGTTGAACACGCGTACCAGGCATCAAAAACGTTCGATCCTTGGCAACGAAGGTTGATAAGGGAAGCGCCCACACCGGGAAAGGCAAAACGTCTTGGAAAAACAGTCAAGAAAAGGGACGATTGGGATGACATAAGGATCGGTGTCATGGAGTCTTTGCTACGTGACAAATTCTCAAGCCCATTTTTAGCGCAAATGCTCATTGCAACCGATGACGCTACATTGATCGAAGGAAATACATGGGGTGATACATTTTGGGGCGTTTGTGGTGGAACAGGTGAGAATATGCTTGGAAAACTTTTGATGCAAATTCGAAGTGATCTGATCGTTGATCAGGCGTCAAACGATGAATAAGGTGTTGGCATGTGGACATGCGTGGCCTTATTGACATTATTGGGTGCCTTAAGCATTGAACCAAATCGAAAATCGACCGATCAAAGTGTTTGTCAAACGATCCACGATCGTGATGATAGAAATTTTTGTCGTGCAGTTGTAACTGGTAATAAAACTTGGTGTGAATTCATTCAGGATAAACGAACAAAGGAACTTTGCAGGGTAAAATCAAGATGAGTAATGCACAGCGACCGCAGTTGAATTTTTCGGGTTCCGCAAGAATTATTTTCATGTATGACATTGTCAAAAATGATTTTGAGGCGGCAATGCGTGATCTCGACCTGGTTATGATCACATCGATCAAGTCGATGAAGTTTGTTACAACGGATGCTGTTGTCAAGTTTATCAACGACCTTGACAAAGGTCGGCAAATCGTTGAAGCAGCGATAATTCAGAAACGTGATGTAGAGTTATTCGTTGATGTACGTGGTTCTGCACCTTTAGCTCAGTGGATTTAGAGCGACCGCCTTCGAAGCGGTTGGTCGGGGGTTCGAGTCCTTCAAGGTGCGCAATGAAATTATTCATTTTCATGTCAACCTTGATTCTTTCCTCATGCTACGGAGCGTGGGATATACCGGCGACGCCGCTTCATGATGAATGCTCGAACACAACATCAGTTGGTTACATTTACGTATATCCATGTAAGATGAACGGAAATATTCAAAAATGAACGTGAAGCAGGTGATCGTGGTCCGTAAGGATTTAAACATGAGGAAGGGAAAAATCGCCGCGCAGGTTGCACACGCAGCGATGAAATTCATCTTTGATGGAAATGTTGCGTCAAAATTGGATGAAATTTACGTAAAGCTATCGAAGGCTGAGACGAAGTGGGCTCGAGAAGGTTTCACAAAGATCGTTGTTTCCGTTGATTCCGAACAGGAGCTCTTGGACCTTTGCGAATCAGCACGAAGGAACAAGGTTGCATCGTACAAAATTATCGATTCAGGTCGAACTGAGTTCGATAACGTTCCTACATTGACATGCGCCTCGTTCGGCCCAGATGATGAAAATCTCTTGGACAAGGTAACCGGGCATTTAAAGTTACTTTAATTGTGCAAAATTTACGTACGTATGGTATTTCATGATCATGAAGTACGTAATTCTACTCACCGGTCTCTTCATGATTGGTTGCAATGATGAAAGATTCGTGGATGAATCATACGATCAGCAGGAAACATTTGAAGCGCAGGATCCGCCGAGCTTCGATGATCATGATGAAGTTCTTCATGAATCATGCGTGATGACACAAACGCTTGGTGAAGGTGATCTTGTAATTCAGGTTCCTGTTCCTTGTGAACCTGGCCTCATCGATAGGGGTCGACCTTCGGAGAATCCTATCGATGACCATGATGAAATCATCAACGATCAGAAAGAATTTACGTTTGACACTTGAATGGAACAGTGCGCGAGAAGGCTTAAGCGACAAGTTTGCTAAACTTGAGGGTGTAAAAGCTCCGTGAGTTCGAATCTCACCTGTTCCGCTAAGATCATGCATTATCCATCGTGTAAAAACGATGTATACTTAGAGGTAATTATTGGAAGGTTTGGGCATTGGAAGGCCCACCGGTCTTGAAAACCGACGTAGGTGATGAGCCTACTGCAAGTTCGACTCTTGCACCTTCCGCCGATATTACGTGGCTGAGTGGATTAAGGCGGCCCGCAAGGGGCGAGGGGCATTGCCCCTCCACGGTGTTCGAATCCCGTCGTAATATCGATCTTGAAAAGTATGTGTTACTTTTGCACAAAAGATGATATATTTAAGGTTGTTGATCATCGATCTCTCGACGTAAGACGAAAGCGAGCGCTTGAGTTGAAGGCACTCCTAGCGAACGTCAAGGAAGGTGAAACCTGTCAAACTGGTAACACGATCGTTGAAAGAATCAAAGAGGAACAGTACGAACTTTCAAAAAATTTGTGATGAATAAGATAATTTTCAATATCCAAATTTTGGATGTTAAAATGCAATTGTAATTCAGTGGTAGAATGTCGCGTTGCCAACGCGAATGTCGAGGGTTCGAACCCCTCCGATTGCTCAGATAAAATTCATGTATCATTACGTGTATAAGATCAAAAATCTTGTGAATGGTAAAATTTACGTTGGGAAACATTCAACTAACGATCTTGACGATGGTTACATGGGTAGTGGAAAACTCATAGCGAAGGCTATCGCTAAGCACGGAATCGAAAATTTTCAAAAAGAAATCATTAAAATGTTTTCCTCCTCTGAGGAGGCTTTTGAATTTGAACATAATTTCGTTAATGAAGAGTTCATTATCAGAACTGACACCTATAACTTGATTGTCGGTGGTGATGGATTTTTTGCGATCAATTCAAATGAGAATCTTCGTAAAGCGAAAAATAGAAAAGCTGCGTTAGCAATGAACATTATAACTTGGGCTGATCCTGAGTTTAGAAAACGAAAGAGTGCTGCATTAATTGCACAAACGAAAAAGTTATTTGCTGAAGGAAAGTTAGTCGCTCCAGACTGGACAGGAAAATTTCATTCTGAAGAATCAAAAGTGAAAATTGGTTTAGCGAATTCATTGCATCAACGTGGTGAAAAGAATTCGCAATTTGGAACCATTTGGATTACAAATGATGTTGAAAAATGTTCAAAACGAATCAATAAAAATGAAATAGATGATTACGTTAAGTTAGGTTGGCGCCGCGGACGGAAAATGAAGTGGTAGTTTAATCATGCGAGATTGGCATATTGGTTGTGCCTCGCCCTTCCAAGGCGATCAACGCAGTTCGATTCTGCGATCTCGCTCCACGTTTGGAAAGATGACCGAGGGGTTTATGGTATCTGTCTCGAAAACAGAAGGGTGTAAAAGCTCCGCGGGTTCGAATCCCGCTCTTTCCTCCATGCCATCATGGTGAAATTGGTATACACGCTGCACTCAAAATGCGGTACGAAAGTTTGTGGGTTCGAGTCCCTCTGATGGCACCGATGACGTTTGAAGTAGAGGATCAAAAACGACTTGTGGTTCACTTTAAGAAGGAACCATTCGATGTTTACATCGGTAGGGGTTCCTATTGGGGAAATCCTTTCTCCGAAAAAAGTGGAACAAAGGCGATCGTAAAGGTTGATTCTAGGGAAGAAGCGATCGCTATGTACCGTGAATGGTTGTTGACGCAACCTGACATGCTAGCTCGAGCCCGGCAAGAATTGAAAGGTAAGATCCTTGGGTGTTGGTGCTATCCAAAACCATGTCATGGAGATGTTCTCGTAGAATTGGTGAATGTGTAAAAAGAACGTAGATTTGCTTAATGTAATAATGGGACATTAACTCAATTGGTCAGAGTAGCGGGCTCATAACTCGTTTGTTGAAGGTTCGAGTCCTTCATGTCCTACAAAATTTTGCATTTGTGATAAAATGCTCCATCAATTGATCAACATTCCACGCGACGAACATTTTTATGTTGCTTGTTCTGGAGGCGTTGATAGCATGGCTATTGCTTCGTTCTACAAATTAGGGAACAAGAAATTTACGTTGGCGTATTTCAATCATGGAACGCAGCAAGCAAATTCCATGGAAAAACACGTTCTAGAATGGGGCATGAAAAATGATGTTCCCGTTGTTGTGGGTACGATCAATGATGCGAGAACCCTTGGAAAGGGACATTCACCCGAGGAATATTTTAGAACCTGCAGGTACGAATGGTTCGATAAATTGCCCGTGAGTAGTATCGTCACCTGTCATCATTTGAACGATGTTGCGGAAACGTGGATTTTTTCCAACTTGCATGGTGAAGCAAAATTAATTGCCTCCCGGCGTGGACGTTTTTTGCGACCCTTCTTGACGACTCCGAAGGAAAATCTCACCGAGTGGTGTCTAAGGCACGGTGTTGATTGGGTCGAGGATCGATCAAATGACGACCTGAACATCCCTAGGAACTTGATTCGTCACGTGATCCTGCCTCAGTCGTTGAAAATCAATCCAGGCCTGTTGAAGGTTTTGAGGAAAAAATTGTTAGCACGGGAGAAAAACATCAATGGCAACGGATGATGATATTTTTAAGGAGCTCGTCGCGGTCATCGCTGCTCAGGACAAGGTGTTAACGTCGCAACAACGGTACATTGAATTGATCGCCATGCATGTGGCGGTGATTTCAAAGTTGCTTCATCGTGTTGTTAACAAGTGTACGTTCCCCGCCTGCGACAATCCGGCAACGGTTTCAATCGAGAGAGTTTCAACAAACGTTTGTGATCATCATGCTGCCGTTTATGTTCACGGCAACGTTTGCACCGAGAGCGATGTTATCGATCATCCCGATGCAAAGGAAATTCGGATTCTTGATGATTTTCTCAACACGCTTGATGCGTCAAAAGAACCCACCATGCAGTGAATATTCATCATTCAAGATGATATGATCAGCATCATGGAACCGTTAGTTGTTTCCTTCCTCAGGAATCGTAGTTTTGATGATCTCGAGGCCGATCATGGTGTTTGCGCTCGATTGTCGAAGTGCGGGCGAAAGGTTTCGCTTAACTATGATCAACTTCTCGTGAAGAACGGCGATCCTGTCGCTGAACAGTGCAGGGGTCTGATCGTTCTTCTCGATGAAGTCATCGATCCGTCCACCTCTTGGAAAGCTAAGTCGCCAGGTAACGTTACGGTCATCGCATGGCCAATGAATCGATTTTACAACTTTGGTGATCATTCGGGTGCGAATGTTGATTGGTCCGATAAGAACTTAAGGGTGTACGAAAAACTCGATGGCACGATGATCGTTCTTTATTGGGATCCGTCTTCTTCGCGGTGGTGCGTCGCCACGAGGGGCGTCCCCGACGCCGATGTTCCGATCTCAAGCAACGATCTTGAACTTCAGACGATGACGTTCTCCGAACTGTTCTTCAGGGCCCTACGTGAAACACGTGAAGCGGAACAGGATCGTCCATTGGGATGGGAACCAGACGGTTTCGATGAAATTGTTCACCTGAACAAGGATCTTACGTACGTTTTCGAATTAACATCGCAGTACAACAAGGTCGTTGTTCATTACGAAGCTCCTCGGGTTACGTTGCTGGCCGCGCGTCACACGACCTCGGGCCATGAAATTTCCATCGAAGAACTTCGCATTCAACACGTTCAACGACCTGTATCCTGGCAGCTCAATGAACCGTCAGCCATCTTTGCGTTCGTTGACTCCGCTGATCCTTCGAAGCTCGAAGGTTGCGTTGTGATCGATTCAAAGTTCAATCGCTTGAAGATCAAGAATAAGGCATGGGTTCTCGCTTCACGTACGAAGGATCGAATCATGTGCTCAAGGCGAGCGATCATCGAATCGATCATTGCAGGTACGATCGATGACGTAATTCCACTTTTGAGCGACGAAATTGCATCGAAGGTTTGCGACCTTCGTGGAAAGGTTGCATCATTGTTCAGGATCGTTGATTCGACGTTCCATGAATTCCATGCACATGCTGGCAATGATCGTAAAGCATTTGCTCAGCTCGTGAAGTGTTCCGATCTTCGATGGAAGCAACCTTTCTTCCAACTGTACGACGGCCGAGCTGATTCGACGTCCGAGTGGGCTGAGAAGGCGGTAAAAGGCGGAACGATGACATCCAGTACCCTCGAGAATATTCTACGAGCCGTGGATAATTAAAACCTTACCTCACGGTTCAATTATTCTCGTTGTCAGGATGGGCTTAATACGTATTACAAGCGAGGTCTAAATTGATTATTGTCGTTGATCTTTGTGGTGATTCGGGTACGCTCGTTGATGTGCACGTTGATGAACAAGTCGATTAGGATGATTGTCAAAAATTTGACGAAATCAACATTCCAGAACCTGAATTGCAGCTCGTTCTGAACGATTGATTTTTTATCATTGTGTTGAGTAGTACGTGGAGATGATCGTGATGTCCGTCGGATCACCTCCACCACCTGGATACGCCGTGTTTACGGAATTCCCTGTCCAATAAACGAAGCTATTCAGGCTGCTTTTCCAACCTCTGAAAACGTAGGTTGCAACGTTGATGTACGTTGTGACCGTTGTCGTTTCCTGTGGAACTCGATTTACAGCAGGAATTGCAACGATTGTTGAACTATTTATCGTTACTGATCCTGCCTGATCATTTGAGTTATAATCAGCCATTGTCAGAATGCTGGCGTCGATGAGCCATCCCAAGGTAGTCGAATATCGTTCACGCTCCACCAATCATTTGCCGTTGAAACGGTGAATCTATCGCCGAGAGCGCGCACCTTACCATTCCAACGAACCATTGTTGAGATTCCCTTCCAACCCGTTGGTGCTGTCGCGCTAGATCTTCTACAATAGATAAGTGGAAAACCTTCATCCTTTATCGAGAATGGATTTGTTCCGACGCCGCCGGTGCCGACGTCAGGAAAATATGTAAAACCAGCGCCGCTGGTCACCATCGCGGCGGCGACAGCAACGTAGGATGAGCTTAGAAAGCCTAATATCCCATTGGTAGTTCCAGCAGTTGCTGATTCGGTGTAAAGATTTGTGTACACGGCCGTTGTTTGATACAATCTTATGAACGAATATGCGTCAGTATCCAATGAGTCATTTCCAATCACCGGATCCATCACAAATACGCCGTTAACTGTTCCGGCAGGTGTGTACGCTACGTGATACGATCCGTATGGGCTAGCGTTGTTGGCGCAATATTGCCCCCGGTACGTATTGTCAGTTGTGAACCATTGGACAAATGATGGGGCGGCATCAGAACCTCCTCCTACAATGAGCGTTTCATCGGTCGCGGACGGAGTCTGTGTTGCCGACGGAGATCCACCTGTGAATTTTGCCGATTGTGAGTATTTTACCCTCCATTGAAGATTGCTCGCGGTCGATCTCTGAATCGTAAATTCTCTCGTTCCAGCAGGATCCTGCAATCTTACCCAGGCTGAGTTGTTAGCTAAACCACCAGCACCCGAAGCACCTGATGTTACCTGAGCAGCGGCCCGTGTCGTTCCATCTGATGAATCCTGCTGTGTCCATCCAGCTGTTTTCAAAACAGATATGTAATTCCACATGTGAACGGCACCCGTTGCCGGTAGTTGATTTACTGTGAATACGTATGCCATGTTATTTTCCTTATGTTATGTATGGTGAATAAACAATATCAAGCCTGGCGTTCCTACACGCTACTGTGCTTGCCGTAGATCCTGAGACCGTTCGCCACAATCTTGCCTCGATTATTCCAGACCCGGTCACAGCATTAAATACTGATGTCAAGTTTACAGAAACCTGCGTCATCGTTGGGTTAGAAGATGACATCGTTGAATTTGTGATAATCGCGGGCGGATATGCAAAGATTCCGTTCACATCGTAAAGATCAACGGCGGCGGACATGTTTAATTCCGTTGTCGTTGTATCGAGAATTGCACGCCAATTATACGATATTGGCACGCCAATTGCAGTTACGGTCTGAGGTGAGAAATAAATTGCACCCAATGATGTTTTGTTTAAGACGTGTGAGGTATTTGATGTGACCGCACCTGCAAGGAAAGGACTCGTGAAGATCGCTGCCTGACCTGATGTAGATTCTATCACTAACCTCGCGCTTCTGCACGTTACGCTGCTTGTCAACGATCCTGAAACAGTTCGCCAAAGACGAGCTTCGAAAATTCCAGATCCGGTGATGTTCGAAAACGTTGTCGTTAGATCAACTTCGACCTGAGCCATCGTTTGATTCGATGAAGAAATTGCAGAATTTGCTACGATCGCCGGTGGGTAAGCGACGGCACCATTAACATCGTACAAATCAACTGAAGCCGACATGTTCGGTTCAGTACTCATAACGTCAAGGATAGCTCTCCAATAAATTCGTTTAATGCTGCCCGTAATTGCGCTGTACACGCTTGGGTTGTAATAAAATGCGCCGATCGAAAGTTTATCAGAAGCGTGTGCAGTGTTTGTTGTTTGCTTTCCAGCTAAGGCATAAAATTCATATACGGGTGACACAGATGCTGTCACCGCCGATATAACGACTTGACCGTTTGATTGAGAGGCAATCGTGATATTACCGCCTGCAACTAGATACGATCCTCCAGAACTTAATTGTTGTAATGAACCTGATAAACCGCCCGTTGCAACGACAGGACCTGTGAATCTCGTTCCCGAAACGGTTGCAACGATATTATCGTTGATGCTCAACGTTGCGGCGGCTCCTGCACCCGCGTCGCTTAGCAGTATACCTGTGCCGGCGGTGAGTACCCTTTCATTTGGTAACGATCCGGTTGCACCCATCGTTACGTACGACGCAGAGACGTCAGTACCTGATTGTGATGATATTACAACTGTAGATCCCGCACCATTATCGGTTATCGAAATTCCCGAACCGGCCGTTAATACCCTTTCGTTCGTTAACGTTGCATCGGTGCTTAACGTTACGTATGTTGCAGTCGTCGGAGCTCCTCCACCCCCACCTCCGGATGAAATTTTTTGCCAGCTCGACCCTCCCCAATACAGAATGATAGATTCATATGCTGTTGAAAATGTCGTTGACGTTAAGCCATCGATCAGAATTCCAGAAATCGATGATTGAATTGTCATCGTGGTGACGGCCGCATTTCCATCAACATCTTTTATGATGTGCAATTCACCAATTTTTGACGCCCTGGGCAATCTAATCGTTGCGGTTGAAGGGGATGTTGAGTCAACGGTTACGTTCGTGATCGTTACGTTCGATGAGACATCGACGATGGCAGTGTTATCACGATTGAGTTCAAGCGTCTCGAGTGCGACGGCTAATCGTCCTTTAAGGAGGAGTTCCGCTGGAATCCCTGTCGTACCTATTTGCGTATCAACGGGGATTGCAATTCGTTTCGTTTTGTTAGTGTTGTTATCCTTGACAACAATGAACAACGATTTTTCAGCACTTCCCTTGATCATTAATTCACCCGATCACAATGACGCCTGTGAGTCGAACGTAATTATGCTAGAATTCAACGTATCGATATTAATGTCGTTTCTATTTCTTGCAATGCCATCAAAGTATGGAAGTGATGACGTTGCCTCAAAACTAAGATTTGATGACCAGGTATTTTCTGGATTTGTTACCTTTCCGTCAAAATCGATAAACTTTGCAATCACAACTGATGATCCAACACCTTCTTTTACCTGATCTTTCGTTGTAGAGTCGGGCGTTAAATAAAATTTCGATATTTGTCTTTGCTCCAACATGTCACGTATTTGACCGTATCGATTTGTTCTGAAGTATGATTTACTGTACGTTGGTAATCCGCTCAAAATTCCGTACTTCCAACCACGTGATATCGGCCCATGAACAAATCTGAATACCGTATCAGCACTCTGATATGCGGTTGCATACGATCTGACATTTGGAAAATTATTCGCGCCTAACGTTATTCCAGATGAATCAAGTGATGCCGGGCTATATGTTTTATGATCACCGAATCCGAATAAAACCTTTGAAACATCGACAGTTGACATTGATCCTGTTGTTGAATTGATTCTATCTGAATACAGATCGAGAACGCCTTCAATTGTTGAATCGCTGTCAATGTCATAATGTGAAAATATTCCGACGATCAACCCATCAACTTTTCTTGTCGGTATGTAACTTCCAGAATTAAGCGCTATGTCGGCCTTTAGTTTTGCGTTGTATGAATTTTTGATATCTTTTTGCCTGTTTGCAGATGCGTAATGTGGTTCAAATGGAAATGCATTTTGCCAACGTGAATTGCACGTTGCATTAAACGTATCATCCGTTAGTTTCAAATTTAAGTAAATAACACCAAATGATCCCGTGCTTCCGAACGATCCGATACTCCAAGGGATATTTGCGTAATTTACTGGTATGCTGATGTATTTTTGATCGGCTGCTAACACTTCGCTGATCGATGGCGGCATTGAATCCCAATAACGTTCGATTGAATCAACATATTGAGATATTCCCAACATTCCTGATCGTTCCCACCATGGTTGTGAATTGTACGAAACGCCATCTGAGCCCGACGATGGAGATCCGTACGATCTTGCGTTATTTTTGCTAAATGCGCGTTTTCTGTTATCTGATACGACGATTGTCTTTGTTCCACTTGAATTATCAATGAGAAACATCGAACCAGTCATGTACGCATCAAAGATGCTACCGGAAAGTTCTGTTCCATAGAAACTCTCAATTTGATCAAAAATAGGATCATCACCAATGACCTCATGAATTGAATTTGTTACGGTACGTTGTTCAAGCGTATCATGTTTTTCAACGCCTGCAACCAGCGTGCTGCCATACATCGTTAAATTAATTGCGCCCGTTAAAAGTGAAACATCGTGCGAAATTGTTCCTGATGGAAGTCCGGATGAATATGAAAAAGGTCTTGTTTTTGATATTGCAACGATCAATTTATCGCCAGGTAGCAACATGTACGGCGACTGTGCAAATGACAGCAACGGAATGGCTGCTTCTAATTTTGCATATTCAGATGTGATGATTGCTGTTTCATATGAACTTGGCATTACGCCACCTGATATGAACGTTGCGTAATTTAATGCGTTTAACGTACCATTTGCGCCTGAGACATAAAACGGGTTCTTCACCCGATTCAATGTTGTTGCGTTTAAAGTTGTGAATTCATTTCCAAAAACACTTCTTGGTGATTGAACAAATCCTGATTTTGATCTTCCAAAATTACTCACCTGAGCAATTCTCGTGCAAATTAGTCCGGTGCCACCGGCACCACCAGCCCCAATTGTTCCGCTATCAAAGGTGACGTATTCAGAATTTAATATGTCATAAATTCCAGACGTTGTTGATGGTGATGTCGTTGTTGTAGGCGTCAACATCTCTAACCACGCAATGATGCCATTTGAAACTTGAGCTTCGCATCTTACAGTAACTGAACCAGTCATGTAATATCCAACTGTCGAACTTGACATAGGCATGACAATGGCACCTGGTTTAGCACCGTGACCTATGAATCCATTTGTTGAGAATTGTGAAGCGCTTCTGCCTGAAACATCCACGTAGTTTCTTAATTTTACTGGATCGCCTACATCAAATGCATGTGTAATAGTTCCCGTTAATATAAGATCTCTTATCGTTCCTTCGCTGGTAACAGTTTGTCTGAACAACGATACGGTCAATCCTGGGCCTAAAAATTCAAACGTTGAATATTGCCAACCCGTAGAACCGTTGTCAACGATCGGTGTAAATGCTGTCGTATTGTCCTGGAACCAACCATCTCCGAACGCAATTGGTATCTCAAATATTGCTTTTTCAATTATGAATGGTTGTTGAATATCAACTGTTACTAATTCGTCATTAGATGCAAAATATTGTTGATTTACTGTTACACTTTTTGAAAAAAACGTATTAAGTGCTAGGTTAACATTTGTTGTGGTCGCGTTCGCACCAATTAGCTGATCGCTAGAATTTGTTCTAACGCTGGGAGAAGTTCTCGCCTTAGACCCTGATGAAATGAAATTTCCAATCGGCCCGAATGCCTTGCTATCTTCAGCGATATTGTAATTTATTTCGCTGACACCAGGCAAGAACGAAATATCACCATTCGTATTATTGCTGGGAATTGCATCATTGTCATCCAGCAGATACGTGCTATTTAATGGTACACCCCACGAACCAGATCTTTGGTTGTAGTAATAAATTGCTGACGCTGTTGGCATCATTCGGCAATTTACGTTAATAGGAAAAGATAGTTTTAGTTTTGTTTTTGACTTAAGAGGTTGCTTTAAATTCAATCCAAACTGTGTTATGCTGGATCCAGAAATAAAAAAATCGTCGGATACGTTTGCGGGATCATTTTCATATAATGATGATTCGTTAAATGCCGTTTTTTCATTCATCGGCTCATTTGAATGAATGAACGAATCATCAATTGTGCCATAGGGCGTTGTGCCAACGAATAACGTGTCTTCATTAAATAAATCATGAATTTCAGACGCTAATGTTCCAGGCTCTCCGTAAAATCTATGAAGATTTGTTGGGTAGTTAACGTTGTTCATCGAACCAGTTGTTGTAAACAACAATGTTTTTCGATCATCAAATGTTAATTTGTTACGATTGCGCCTATTTGCACCGATCTTATTCCTATCTGCAAATGTTTGTCGTTTATCACGTAAACGTAGTTCATTACGAGGCAGTACTTTTTTTCTATTGACCGGTGGTGCAAAAATATATGAACAACCTACGTTGTTAAGCGCTGGCCAATGCAAACTTGATGATAACGTAACATTATAGTACGTTGAAAATGGGCCTAACGTATCTACGTACGAAGATGTGTAAATAGCACCGCCTAATGCATACTGTTGCCTATCATTATCGTGCTGACCAAGGCCATATGAAAAATCACGGAAACGTGTAGCACCTTTGATAACCCCAATCGTCGAACCTATGGTCGCAACTGAGCTATCCTGTGATGTATTTCGTTTGATGTTTAGGGGATCTCTTGCCCCATAATTGAACTCAATTCTTCCATTTTCATTTAAAACGACCTCGTAACGAAGATGTTTGTCATCCACAAACGTTGAAAGAAACGTATTCCATCGAACCACTAACCTACGTCCGTATTTGCCTTTATCGTAAGCGTATCGAACAGCGTATTCATTTTCATTTACCTTGTAATACGATGGTTCTAAGCCGCTTGAAATTCGTTCTTTTTTCTTGCTTGGTATCGTTGATGCACTGGTACCGGTGCCGGTGATGAACGTATTTGACGCGATTGCTATTTGACTATTACAATACCAAGGTGCTAAAACAACGTGACTTCCGGTGAACGTTGTTCTTAATCTTGCTGGTGTCGCAACTGAAGGTGAGATATTCGATGATGTAAATGTTCCCAACGACGGATCGACAAGCGCCATCCAACCATTCGTTGCAACAACGAATTTTTTATATGTTATTTGATCAAATTCAAACTCAAATCCAATATCAAGGATGTCAGAAATTGCGCCTGTGTGGTAACTGATTCCTGGCGACATGGGAGCAGTTTCTAATGACGCAGGACCAGCTGGAAAGAATGCCTTCGGAGGAGTATTTGACAGACCTGAATCTTCGGAAAGAACACGAGTTAGCGTGTAGTCCTCAAAAATTTTCGTTGGTTGCGCTCGTAATTCTTTTGATGTTCCGAACATTAGTAAGTCATCCCTCCAAACGCAATTGAATCGGTTCCAATCTTACCAGTTGTATCAAACGTCCAGCCGCAGGTAGCACTTCGTTGCGAGGAATTCAAGTAATTTTCAGTTGAACCTGTCATCATGCTTAATGCGGCAATCATGTTGGAATCATAAACAGTTGACGATGTTGTGTTGCACAACAATCTTTGATCAGAAAATGGTGTGATTAAAACTCTTTCAACGTAGATCAACGTGTCGGCAGGAATTGAATTATTCACGAGATCGATTTCATCAACATGAGAAATTCCACCATATGTTGTGGAATTTTCATAAATTGTGACAACGTTATCGGTTGAATTCGTTCTATCTGTATTTCCATTTCCAAATTCACCTTTTAAACCGAGTGGATCAAAAACAATGTCGATATTTTTATATGCCGACCTGGAACGAATCGTGAATGGTTCGGCTACACCGTCAACTACGTAATTTACCGGTATGTTTGTTGAGGTTGTGACCGTTGGAATGTTTAACGTTCCCGTTAATTGAGGTAAACTTAAGTCATATACATTTGGATACTTTTTAAGTTCAAATTTACTGATATCATCAAATTGTGTCGTGTCGCGGAATGAACTTCCTTGTCCAAACGTTGATCGATGCAACCGATGCATCGGTTCACCAGAATGAATTTTAAACATTCCAGCATCAAAGTGGGTGATGTTCGTTATTTCAACGCCTTGTCTGTATGCATCAATTTCACTTGTTGATATTGACGACGTATTGACCAGCGTCGGGTTTTCTATAATTTCACGCGACGGACCCTCGTCGAAGAACGTAGTTTCAACCTTATTTCTGAAGAAATCATTAATGAACATATCAATACTTACGTGCTGTTCCGGTGATCAATTGTAAGTAGATAGTATCCTTCAATGATGGACGATTGTTTTCTCTAACATACGTTTCAACAAATTGATACTGTAATTTGTGTCTTTCAAGCATATGAGATTCAATCGTAAAATGAGTTCCTCTGAACTTTGTTTTTCTTGGTACCAATTGTTCAATGAATGTTCCTATTGACATATCGAACCAACGATAAAATTCAAAAAATGCCTTGAAATTAAGTTTTTCCTTGATTCTGTTAAAGTAAAGATCCCTTAACACTTCTAAGTCAGGGTAATCAGCTGAGAATAATAGTTCAGGTGAACCTAGGGAGTTATTCATGCTATCGAGCGTTGAAAACATTGTTATGATGTCTCTGTTTAATGCATCAACCAGCGAAAAATCAATAGAAAATCTTGCATCATCCGTTGGTTCTTCGCTCTTTACAAGTTCATACACAGGCGCCGCAGAAGCATGTGGCGTTGAATCAATCAATGATTGTTTGTTGAAACTTCTTATTCTAATTTTTTCGTTTGTCGACGCTTCATCAAAGTATGGTGAAATGTAGCTGTAGTCAAAAATCTCAGGTTTAATTGATTTATCGTCGATGGTAAATCCACTACCGGAAAAATGAAAACCATTCTCACTTAAATCTATGAAGGTTAAGCTGCCATCTGTGCTTGCTGAGAGCTCTGTTTGCTTGACAAATGTTTCAAGTCTCAATCTCTCGAATGATCCTGTTTTGCTTGTTACGTAGTTGTAATTTGTGCTAGGTTCACTAACACCAGCAGAGCGATAATTTAGAACGTGCTCCTTCCATTCATCTTCTGACAGAGCTTTTGACCAAAATCGTAAATTCGAGACGCTTCCATTGAAATCAGTCACCCTTGATTCTGTTGAAATCGTTGAATCATTCAAATAATAACTTCCCGTTGAAATTGTTTGATTTTGTCCTACGACTAAAAATGATCCCGATGAACTTAATGTTGATTTCTTTCTGAATGCGTTATCCTCACCTGATGGACACTCATTAAAAAATGATGATGTCGAAATGTAATTTTCTAATTCACCGGCTGTTTGATTGCTAACACGCAAAAAATACGATGATGAAATTATTGAATCTATGGAATCATTCCTCTCACAACCGAATGATACGCTCCATTTTTGTGAATCAAAAAATGCTCCGTCAGGTAAACTCATTGTCATAAACAACGTAGGTGATGAAGCAGTCGTACCTGGGCGGCAATACAACATTAATTTTGGATCGATCGATGATGAAACGATAAGGAGATTTGCAACCAGTCCAAATGAACTTGATAATGTTCCTGTGACGCACAACCTAACCAAACTTTGTGTAGCACTCGTCATGAGCGATCGTTGAATTGGGTTGTATTTGTACGTTGCTTCTAACGACCACGATCCTGACGTTAACAGACCGTCATCAACATTGTTTGAAATTCCGTGCGGCGGAAATAATGTTTGCTGTGTGAAAGTACCAGCTTGTGTTGGATAGCCAACCTCGATACGTGAAGCTGACAGGAATGGTGAGACAGCTAACGATGATGTTATGAATTCTACCATTGAGCCGATATCACGTTTAGATTCACGTGAGTTATCGAGTTGTTTAACGGTTGGTCCTCCAAATTCTCTTATTCTTAGACTGTTGTCTGGGTCGATACCAACAGCTCTGAGAAATGACTTGATACTGTGCTGCGTTCCCTTTGATCTGATTACGTCTGGTATATTGATCAGAACTCGTCTTAGAATTTCGTTCTGAACGTATTTCAATGAATGTTCATTTGTGCTGATTTCCTTATCAACATTTTCTGCCAACGAATACTGTTCGACCGTTGAATCGTTAAACATCGGTGGAAGATTAAATCCATAATGCTTAACAAGATCATGCAAGAAATTATCAGGTGCACTATCGTATCGATCGTACGTAACGGTTCGTAGCGTGCTGAATGAATCAGCATATAATTTCATCTCATCAAAAAATTTCGCCCAAATGTACAACAACGATAGTACGACCTGAACATCACCTAGTTGACCTTCACCAGGAATTCCTTCACCACCGTATGCATTTCCACCGTCACCGCCCGGTTCAGAAAATCCATCAAAAAGAGCACCATCAAGAAGATAGTGTTGAGGAACCAACCTTGTTATGAGGTTCATATTTGCGGCATCGTACACAGTTGCTGATGCCAATAGTTCGACGTTCAAATCGATAACATCTAGATATCCCGGGAATAGAACTGGTACGGTTTCATCCTTTTCATAAATCATTAACGATGATTCATCCAAGGCTGCATCCTGTCTAAGGCTAGAAGTTATTGAACCTGTTGCATCCAAACCAGCGTACGTTAGAAAATTTGTTATCGTTGAATGAAGCGAATTTCCTGAACTATCGATCACTATCGCATTGACCTGTTCGTTAGCATTTGATGATAAACGCTCAGGTTCATTAAATTTGTAATAAAGCTTTAATTCATCCGTAGAATAGATGCTTTTTGCGGCATATTGCAGTTGCTGTTCAACAGTACGAGTTTCATGAAAAACCCTAAACTCATCGATGCTAGCGGAGAGCGTTTGAGTTGGTGTTCTTGTTGTAGCACCTAAAACAATTGTCGTTCCACTTCCTATCAGGAAATTTGTTCCATTGATTCCAAGATCCCCAAAGACTGTCTTATTTGTTGAGGTTGCAATTCTTACGGAATTTTTGAAAAATTCAAGATAATGAACCCCTTCGTCCTTGTTTAATGTCAAGCACACATGATTAAAAGAGCCCTTTGAAAGAGGCGCTTCAACAAACAAATTTGAAGAACCAGAAACAACACTAAAAACCGAATCTATGGATGACGTTGATGATGTAGGAAGCAGATGGAATGCGAATCCATTGAGCGTTCCAGATAACATTTGGAAAACTGTTTGTGTTCCAAGCGTTTGTTCTGCTGGCACGTAAATTTGAAATTCGACGCTTAACGATAGATCTTGAGGATTCAATATCGATTCACCTGTTTTATTTTTTGATAATTCAGGGTACAATGATCCTGCGATATCTTTTACAACGATATAGCTACCGTACGAAGGTCCAGTTTCAGAGAGAGCACTTCCGGTAAAATGTAGTTGACCATGATATTTTGGAAATTGATCAAATATCCAACGTTCATAACCAGTCAAATTATCGAAGTAAAGTTCGACTTCTTCCTGCGTTCCATCGAACGGAAATCCATTGATTACATTTTCAAAAGCAATGTTTACCTTTGCTTCTGCGGACATAAAAAATGTGTGATTTTCAAATTTTGACCAATCAACATTCAACTGCTGTGTTGATTTAAGCGGTGCATTTGAAACATCATATTTGAATGACGATGTGCTTAAAATGTTTGAATTTTTTACGTCACTGAACGTCAGTTGAACAGGTCTATTACCTTCAAGAGCCGATCGTAAAAACGAAGGTATGTACGGTGAAGGTTTGCCTATTGTCATATGATATTCCGAATGATTACTGCAGATCAGTTATCTTAAATGGTTTTGATGCAGCGTTGTAAATGTATTCATCGCCATTCGTCTTAACCATAATATCGATTACGTAATTACGTTCAGTTGTTAAGCTAGTCGTGTCCAAAATAAAAAACATTCCCTTTGAATCAGATGACGCCCGAGTCGAATTTTTAACCGTGTCAAATGGAATTTCAACAACGTTATTTCCAATATTCCTAATTTGCCAATGCACGTCCCTGTAAACTTGCCCAGGCGTTTCAACAAACGTTTTAACCAAATTTACGTACGGTTTGTTTGCGTTGAAAATATTGATTCGTAATTTGCATCGTTCATCGCTTGAATACGAATTCTTTGTTTCGGTGACGCTTACAGTTAATTTTGATGAATCAAATGACTCAGCTGTTCTATTGGGTGGATGAGCGTATATTGCAGATCCCGTGAAATAACCAACAGTTCCATCAATTGAACCCCAAATTGGAATAAATTTCACTGAACTTGATGAGATCAATTTAGATGTTATCGTTGAATTAGATGATGAAACAAAAACTGATGCTGAGTAAATGCCTGTAAATCCTAATTGGCCATGTTTATGTTGTGAACCACTGAATTGAAGTTCGTATCTTCCACCAGAAATTTCTGTTTGTAGCTTTAGGATCAATGAATTTGATCCAGTTATTGAGGTCGATGATGATCCGCTTGTTAGATTTGATAATGCTTGTCTGTTGTAATTGTAGAAAAATAACGAAGAATTAGAATCAATGAAGAATGAAAGTGAATCATCGATTATTGAATCATCGTATTTAACGATCAATTTAGGACGTTTACTAGCATCAAATGCCGACCGCGCGGCAAATCTCTTAACGAAGTATGAATATGAATCATCTTCGTGTGTTGACTCAAATGAAATTCTGTAACCTTCATCAGGAATTAATGAAGCGAGTGTAGCTGATACGATCGTTGTTACATCTATTTCAAGATTTTCTTCACCTGAAACAAACGATTGCGTAACTTTTAAACTTTGCCCACCTAAAATCGAGGTGGATGCTGTGATAAAATCAACAGTCCCAGGCAACCCTCCTCCTGAATTACAACCGGAAATTACCCAAATGCCTTGCGTGCTGGAGCCGGTAAGAAAATTGCTCGTATCGTTATCTGAGTAATAAACTACGTCCCTTCCAAGACCTTCATCGAATGATCTTGAAAGCGGATAGACGGCAACTGTGAAATTATTGGGTGTTGTTTGCCCGCCATATACGTCATGCAATTTTAACGTACATGAAAAACTTCCATTATCTGTTCTTAATTTCCCGTCATCAACGAGCGTTCTTAATGGATCAAGATCAAAATGAATCAATAATCTAGAAAGCTCTAAATTTGGTGTTGAACCTGATAATGTTTGTCCATAAAGTTTGAACAGATCAAGCGTAGCAGCACAACCCACGTTTGCATTTAAAACGCGCTGTTCTTTTATCACACGATTGGTGATGTAAGTGTCTTTATTGGCTTTTAGAACTTTATACATGATTACACGCTCGTTTTACCGATGATATCAAATTCAGGATATTTCACCTCAAAAATTCCGCCCGGAGGAGGAAGTAACAAACCTTTCACCGTGTTTGATGTTACGTCAAACGTACTATCACTATAGGTTCTACTTCCTAAGTTACCAGTTATCGTTTCAAATTTTACATCATTGACAGAAATGACACCCGGCGTTGAAAAAATAACATTTTCAATTGTCGACATAACGATCGGTTGATCAATATGGAAATTTTTGATGTTTAACGTTGACTGCAATTTCGTTAGTGCATTTTGTATGACAATGCTTCTATTCAATGACGGATCAATCAAAATATCAAAACTTAATTTTAGATTGATGACCTGAGCATCGATGACATCTATCGCATCAGATATCATCCTATACGGATTGAGATATCTTTTTAGATTTAATTTTAGGGTATCTGGTGAAACGATTAACTTAGAATTCTGATCACGTGAAATTATGAGCAATTGCGTTGCCAGTGGGTTTGATGGATTTGAGCGGATCGCAGCTCTGAACACTCTTCCAAAATTTGAAGGAAGAGTATAAACCCTAGCAAGAAGATCTTCCCTTGAAACGATTCTATCCTGTGAATTTTTGATCGCAGGAATGAGTGCTTTTAAGTCATCGTTTGATGGCGCATCCTCGCCACCCGTCGCTCTAATTCTATTTGTTACCTCAACGCTTCCACGAACAACTGCTGCCTGCGCTGCTGTCGGACTGTTTGGAAACGTCATATTCAATGTCTTGATGTTTCTAATTCCATTTTTAATCACGTTATGATCAAGACCACCACCGTAACGGTACGTTATTGATAATGTCGTGCTTGTCGAGGCAACACCTAACGTTTTTGTCTGCAACAATTGTTGTGGATTTACGGAAATTCTTGAAAATGTTCTAGAGTAAGGAAATGCGATTGCAAAATCCGAAGGATCTGGTATCACGTCATCCTCGAGTGTTGTAGCGCTACCACCCCCAAAAATTAACGATGTTTTTCTTGTTCCAAGATCAGTTTTGGTCATGAATCTGTAGGGTGCGGGTACGACCTTTAAAGCGTCCTTCACCAAATCACTATCACCTGCTACGTTCAAAACATTCTTGTACACAACATCATGTGTTAAAGCCTCTACCTTGTAGTAGATGTTACCAAACCCGTCAGAAACAGATATGATTTCAGAAACGTTAGCGTTAGCTAGGGTTAGTTCGCGAAATGGAACGAATTTATTTCCAATCGTCACCGTTTCAGTAAGTTCTTTTCCGGAAATTGCAAGGCCTGTAGCGGCCATAACAAATGATGTTGGTGAACCATCGTTATTTTTCTGTCCTATTTTGATCTCTGCTACGTACGTTCCATTGGAACTTTTCTTCGTAAAATCAATGTCTTCAAGTAGAACAAATTCAGTTCCATTGTCGGCACTGAATATTGATCTTGAACGTATTATTGGGATCGCTGATTCTCTTGGAACGATAACGTTGTTTACTGTTTCAGCTGGAACCTGTATGTAAGCTGTTATTGGTGCAATTGCAGGTGATGCACCAACGATTGGAACACCACTACTATTTAACGCTCGTTCAATATTGACGTTCTCAACAGCCGTATCAGCATTAAGCTCGCCGTATTGATGATCTAGGTAAAATGACAGATTGTCACCGACGTACGCTGCCATGTCCAACAACAAACCGCCGATGCTATTTTCACTAAGATCCTTTACTTTGTCAGAATAATAAAGTCTAGCGTATTCAAAAATTTGAGCTCGTAATCCATCAAAGTCACGAGCAACGTATTTTCTCTGCCTGACTGCCTTTAATTCTTCATGGTATGCTGCCACTGTAATTTTTCCAATTCATCATATGACATACAACACTATTTGCAAACCTTTATTCGAAACACTCAATGCAGGTATGCTGTACGTAATCGTGATTTTAACTATCGCAGTATTCTTATTCTCGAACCTGTCTATCTCAGATAGGAAATTTTCGAGTGAAATAAAAGGCATCCATTTACTAACCGCAGATGAAATTCTTTCGACAGCTTTTGAATCAAAATCATCCTGTGAAACAAACTCCGACGTTAGGGCCCTGAGATTTCCCCCGTAATTGTATCTTCCTAACCTTTCTCCCCAATTTGTCAATAACAAATTTCGAAGATTATCGTGCATTTGTTCAGCTAACGTATAATGCATGGCGAACAAACCGTCGGTATCGCTGAATTTTAATGGTGTTTTAAACCCTATCGCGATCGCTGTTTTTTCAAGCGCTTCTGCTGTTTTTTGTTCCTTGGTTTTACCCGCTGCTTTGAAGTTGAAAGAACCCACAATGTAATTATGTTTCGATCTTCTTCACTACCTTATCACAATCAATCAATGCAATGATTGTTCTTGGAGGCGAAGCAATTCCTTGACTTTTACCAGTTTTTACTCGTCCGTCAATAACCCTCAATATGTCGTAAACATTTGATTCGATGGCAGTCGGTCGATTGTCATTTCCAGAATCTGGTAAACCACCTTCTATTCCTTGGATCGGGCCATCAAATCCGCCAGAGTAATCTTCTTCGACGAGTAGAACGTGAGCGTCGCTAAAATCAGAAAGTTCTGATACGATGATAGCATCACCTCGACGAAGTGATGGGAAATGTTTTGTTGTGAATGGTATCAGTGCATTCTTGTCCTTTGCAATCTGATACAGACCGCTAATTGCTGTTCCTACCTGATATTCATGCACAAAGAATGCCTCTTCCGCATGAGCATTAAAAAAACATGCTCTTACAAATAATCCGCATGATGATGCCTTTGCTGCATATCCATACGTTTTTTGCTTTGCTTTTTCATTGCCATCGTCGTATTCCTTGTAAAACAGATTTTGAGCGTATTTGTCCTTATCGCTACTGTAGCTTACACCGTCCATTGTTCTTGCAAATTCAACGGCAAGATCCCTTGGATCTTCTGCAGGATCCTCACCTTCATCAACCGGTGGAACGTACCCTCTGTATCTTCCGATACCTCCAACAAGACCACCTGGTGCAGAACCTAACGTAGTTCCGACGGCAGCGATAAATGACATTTCGACAACTTTCTGCGTAAGAACTTTTGTTGCAGCAACGAGCGTTGTTGATTCTGGTTTTATTTCGCCAAAAAGATTCGATTGAAATGCAGCATCACAAATTGAAGAAAAAAGATCCGGAGGTGACACAAGTTTCAACGCAAGTTCGGGTGTTTTTAGTGCTAATGATGCAATAAATTTTGGAATGCCCGTTGAAAATGCAATGTTGAAATCTGAAAATGTGAAAAAATCAGGGACCTCAATGTTTGGTGGCAAATCAAACTTCGGAATTGGCGGAGGAACGGCTGGGATGTCTGGAAATTTTCCAGCTAATTCGATTGGTGGCATTTTCTTCATTTTTAATGCAACCAGCGGTAATGCAGGAGACAAAAATGGAATGAATTCACCGATAAATTTCAATCGTAACTTGACGTTAAATTTCGTTCCAAGTGCAACAGGATCGCATAATGGTAGAAACTTGAAATCTGAAGGTAAATCTAATTTTTGTGCTATTCTTTCGTAGCTTTTTAAGATATTCTGATGAAATTCGGGAAATCTTTCCTCATTTTCCAAATCCAACAAATCTGCATGTTCGACGGGTTGAACAGCCGGACCGCATGGAAAATCAGGTGGTGTTGGCAGATTTTCGCTACCATACTTCATCATTTCCTTTGTTTCTTTTATGAATTTTTGCTTAGCAATATCAGTCAAGGTCCCGTCGCCGGGCTTGAGAATTCCTGCATGTGTTTGACAACCATTGCCTGCCATTTTATTTCACAAGAACCCGATTTGCGAATTTACCTTGCCCACTCGATAAAGCAGTACCATTATCAGATTCACCGTTCTTTTTTGATCCTGCAAAAAACCCACCCATCGTTGTTGTCAACGGCGGACCAGTTATATTACCATCTGCGGCAACAACTGGTACATCACTGCAAACAATTCCTTTATCAGCGTCATCCGCTCCCAATTTTATGTAACCTTTTTTGGATGGTTTGAAAACTATGTCTCCGTTTGATTTCATCGCAATGACGGCATGTTCATCCAAATCATCCGAATCGATTATTCTTCCATTTTCATCGCGTTGAATGTAACCCTTCACCACGATTTCAACGTCAGATCTTGCTATCAATCGAATCTTATCGGTTTTGATAACAATTGCGCCGTCACCTGAAGCCGAATCGCTCACTGCTGAACGTTCAGCACCACCTTTTGATGTTCCTTGAAATTTTCCCGTATTTAATGATGCATTCAATGCTGAAAGATCAAAATTTGAATCGACTTTTGTACGTTGGGAAACGTAAATTCTGCTTCTGTCATTTTTGAAATCAGGATCACCTTCTGATTCAACGACCTTATCACGAGTTTTCCCAAGTTCGTCTCTGTCGAGAGAATTTTTTACGTTATTACCAGCTGTTTTTGGGACTTGTCCTCGCCCAGCAACGATATCAATTGCTCCTGAACCAGGTAATTGATCGTCTTGCAACGGGAGACCTAAGGTTCTTTTTGCGCCTGATACGTTATCCACAACATATTCAGCTGCAGCTCCAGTTCTATCACGACCTAAAACAATCAAGGTATTATTTGAACCTTCGAGTGCAGTATCTGCCGGTCGTTTCTTAAACCTGGGAACTGATTCATAAACTGAAATTGCCGCCGCTTCAGTTTCTGTTATCAATTTTTCATATTCATTTTCAGCGCCCGCAAGCGTGGCAGTTTCCGCAACTGTGTAACGTTCACCATCACTAATTTCAGCCTTGCCGTTTCTAAATTCATATTTTGAGCCTGCTGTTCCATCGAACGTATCTTTTGTGCTAGGAACAAATCCAGAATCAAATTCACGGGGTGCGTGTGTATGATTTACGTCTTCAACAAATCCAGGCGATACAATCTTGCACAACCAATATCCCAGATCATTTTTCAAATTTGTTTGATTTTCAAACATCACCCATACGTGTTCACCAGGCTTGCAAGGAAGTGATAAAGATGCAGGCAATAAAGGAAATAAGAACATAGGTGGTGAAGCAGCAGGCGTAAAACTGTCCAAAACCCTTTTTGCTATGATCGTATTTCTAGGTAGCGCATTCGCATACTGAATGTTTGAGATTCCCAGCGCATGTTGGTAATACGCAATCTTGTTTTGATCAACTATCGTTGGATCGAATATTGTTTCGAGCACAACAAATCTGTATAGGATCGGTAAATCACCTCGTACGTCATGATCGTATATTGCACGATCATGCAAAGCATCCCGGCCTCTGCCTTCTGCTATCTGTTTATCAATTCTAGAATAGTCATTACCCATGTAATATGTGTTTCAACGTTCCTTAATTCGATCAAAAATTTCATCAGGATTTATTTCCTGCTCTTTTGATTGAGCCCTTGCAATCAGTTCGGCCAATTTGATCAATTGGTCGTTGGCTTTGCTCATTCTTTCGATGTACGTAGTTATCGTTCTACCATGAACTGCGTGTTCCGTACTTTGATCTTGCGTAATTTTCACCAACTTTTTGAACATAACATATGAATGTTGTCGATCGGTGATCGCATTTTCATATATTTCACGCCACAATTGTTTCTTTTTATCATTCAATGATTCAATATCGTTCAATAAAGCAGAAAAATTCTTCAATTTTTCATTGATGATTTTCTCATCAGAATTGTCTTCAAGCATATAATTCAACCTTTAAATTAACTTAAGCACCTTGTATTTTTTATACGTTTTCTTTATTGACTGCAATGTAGTTGTTAGCTGCTTTGGGCTAAGACCCGACAATTCTCGCATGTACAATAAAATTGCACTCTTATTCAAGAGATCCAAATCGTTAATATTTTCAAATATCGTCACGATAGAATTTATGCATGCAAGTTCATTTTCAGTTTTTACGTTGCTTCTAATGTCATAGAGCATTTCAATCAAATTTTTTGATTGAAGGTTACTTTCCATCATTTCATCCTGTCCCTGAACGATGCAATATTCTTCAATGATTCTTGCTTCATTCGTACTAAGTGAATCATAATCATCAAGACTAACACTTCTCTTGATACGCTGGGCCTTTTGCTTTGTTTTTATGATCAACCAATGTTTTGCAACAACGTTAAAATAAGAAAAAGCGTTCGTTCCGCGTGTTGCATCAAATTTTCCTATTGTTTCAAATAAGAATGTAACACAATCATTTTTTAGATCGTCGTACGTATCATGCAAGCTTGTGAATTTGTGGATGTTGATTAGGTTCTCAACTAACTTTTCAAATGCAGGCATAATCTCACTGAGGTATAGTGTGTCTTTTTCTTTTTTATCGCTTGAACCTTGGTACGCAACGATGGCAGCTTGGGTGCCAGCGTGGAAATACAATTTAAGCGATTTTGCAGCTTCAACCTTTTCGGGATCTCCTGGTTGCGATCCTTTTCGACGCCCTCTGCGCGGTGTAAATTTCTTTTCTTCAATTTCTGACATTGTTCGTGCTTTCAGGACCTGTAATTTTATTTGCAATAACGAGCAATGAATCATGTGATTTTTTCATTGCATTAACAAATTGTCTTACGTGTTGATCATCGTGTAAAATTGGCATCTTGATTATTTTAGCAATCTTTGCGTACTGCTGATCAATAATATCCAATGATTGTTCGGTTTGTTCAAGTGTATCCTCTAGACGCTCCTGCAGTTGGAGACTTACTCTGATGAAATAAACGTTCATTACGATTGATAACGTCAAAAAAATTAACAAGGTTGCAATCAACATTACTGTAGTAAAACCTCGAATGCTTCATCGTATAAACTTGAAATAGCGGTGAATGAATAGTTTTCAACTATCTTCTTCTTGAGATCTGCGGCCCATTCCGTTGGAATGGAACTGTTGTCCCTAAATTTTGAAAGTTTTTTCTTTGCTTCGTCCTCTGAGGGTTGTGCCCAACGAGAACCTTTCATGAAAAGGTTTCCATCGATTCTGCTTGGGTGCACATCAATCATCTGATATGATACCTTGATGAAATTTCCAAGTTTAAGAAAATCAAGGTGGCCCGACCAATTCGTTGCTATGATTGGTAATCCGCTCGCGGCGGCGTCGATTATTGGTAATCCGAATCCCTCACCACGGGTGAGAGCGACCAATGCCTTGATCGACTTATTTTTGTACAAACCGGCGATTTCTTTATCATTCATATCGCCATGCAAGATGTGCAATTTGGGAAATTGTCCAATACGAGCTTCTTTTAAAACATTTCTAGCAGTATTCAGAACATTCTGCTTATCAATTTTTGTATTTTTGCCCATGTTGGTCTTGAGAATTATTCCAACATCGGGATCATTTTTGAATGTTTCGCATAACCACTTTAACGTAAAGTACGTATTTTTTCTATCATTGAATGCATTTGAACCGGTGAGTTGACCAAAAATCAAAAAATTGAACTTTGTCTCAAGCTCAAGGTTAAGCTGATCATGTTCCTTAACGATTTCATCGTTAAAAGCTTCTGGAATCACCAGAATGTTTTTATTGACCGTACCCGTGTTGGTTATGCTTGCCCGAGCGTGCGTCGATGGAACTATGACAACATCCATCGCATCGACGCATCTTATCCAATCAGGATTACAACGATCAGTTTCAATCGCTGCCGTCATTCCGACATTTTTTTTCGCTAATGAAGGATTCCATTCATTGGGAAGTTGAAGTTGTATTGATACGTCAAAGTCAGACGATTGTTGATCAGGAATCGATCTGTCCATAATCTTGCCCACCGTGCCGTCTAGATAATTCGCATCTAGCAACCATGGAGTATCACCCCAAGGCGTACAAATAAATCTAACGTCAACGTCGGACCTAGAAAGAAGCCATCTAGCTACCTGCAGGGAGTGTGTTCCATAACCTGATCTCGTGAGGACGGGTCCTCTAAATACAACTTTTTTCATAGTGAATTTATGTTCCATCGCTCGTAGTTATTTTTCCAATCATTTGACAACTTTGTCAAAGTGCGGTCCCAATCGTTAATCATAGTTTTCATATCATAATTTTTTAACGCATGGGATCGGGCTTTTAGACCAAGGGATTTTCTACCCTGGGCACCCATCTCGTACATCTTCATGAAAGCATTTTTTAGTGTTTCATGCGAAGCAAAATCCTCGTAGATAAAAGGAACAACCTGATTACCAACCAACGGTTTTACTTCGGGTTCGATTGCTACACCAAATTCTTCGCCTGTTTCATGATCAACAACCTGTCGTGTTAAACCACCGGTCTTAATCGCAATGATAGGTTTACCAGCATTTTTCGCTTCTAGAACTGGCAATCCGAATCCTTCAGCACATGAAAAATTGACAAGAACGTCAGAAATATTGTAAACGATGTTCATTTCATGGAATTGGATTCGATCCTTTGAAAAGAAAACATTTTCATTTATCTGCAACAAATCGATAACCTGATGCAGGTTCGGTCCCTCTATATCAAGAGGATCAGTATGCATGATTATCGTTGATTTTCTATGACCGTATTTCTTTTCAAGATCGTCCAAAAACATCTTAAAAGAAACTAAGATGTCACTTGGCATCTTTCGCCTGGCATTTCTTCCAACGAAAAGAGGAATAAAGTGATCTACCCTTGAATCACCGAGCAAACCGCGTTTCATATTCAACACGTCGGTTTCTTGCATTGGAAAAAATAAAGAATCTGGAACTGCATGTGGAACGTAATTTGTTCGTTCGGGAAACATTTCCTTTACCATTTCATACGTGGGATAATTTATGCAATTCAATAGATCACATGATTCATACAGCACCTTATTGAAGGTTGGCGTCGGACCGTTGTCCCAAAGATGGTTGTATGCAATAGGACAAATTTGATGGATTTCATCCTCCATGCTAAAAACCCAAAGAAAAAATCTTGGATCAGTAAACAACATAAGAACATCAGGACGCTCTGAAACAAGCGTCTGTCGTAGCATCTGAGGATCTCCGAACCCCTTTGTTGGTTTGATGATGAAGTCTTCGTTTACAGCTATCGTGTTATAATTTTCATGCTGAACGGCACCCCCAAAACATCTAAAAGACCATTTGCCTGAGGCAATCAAACCATCAATTAGCCATCTTGCTTGCGTTCCAACGCCAGACGTAGCAAGTGGATGATCACTCAATAATAGAATTTTTTTCTTTCTCATAGATTTGTACAGGAACTAATAACTTCTTATTTAAGAGAGCTATCTTGTTCGTTTCATTTTTCCATTCTAAATCACTTATGCGCACAAGTTTTAGATTTTGATTCTGAAACCATTCATTTTGTTTGTTGTCAGTTATGATCTTACCCAAGATAACCTGATCAATTTTACGATCCGATGACTGAATTTCACTCAGCGGCCTATCAAGTCCATGCCAGTAAACACCGTCAATTTGAACGTATGTGACTATTGATGGAATGAATGCGTCGATCGACCAACCATTGATTGTTACGTGACGATGAACAATTTTAAACAATGATTCTAAAAAATCAACAATATCACGTTCAATACGACTTTCTCTTATCGTTCCATTAATTTTCATACTTTTCCAACGTTTTTCTAACGCTTCTATTGAATGCGCTTTTTGAATAACGTGCGGTAATAAAAATGCATTTTCTACGCCGTATCGATCAAGCATCGTAGATTTTACTTTTTCATAAAAATGATTCGACTTGAAAATACAATCAACGCCGTAACGTTCATTAAGCGTAGATCTACATTTTTCAGACACTTCTTTATTTGAAAAGACACAAGACGCGCCGTAACGTTCAATGTTTGTGGCTATAATCTTATCTCTAATTGGTGAACCATTTGATGTTGGTGATTCTGTTCCATAACGTTTAAGTGACGTTAAACGAATCTTATCTTTAACGATTTGTGACATTGCGGGGTTTGAAACCCCAAACCTTTCAATCGACGTTTGTTTAATTTTGTTCTTTATGAATTCAGATTTTGAAGGATTATCTACACCGTATTTTTCAATAGATCTTAGTTCATTTTCGGTTCTTAAAATTCCAATTCTTTGCGATTCATTCACACAGTCTACACAGCAAAACCTTGCAGATTTTCTTCCTTTAAATACACAAGCGCAGGTTAAACATGTTTTAAGCATAGATACACACACACTTATAAATTTCAGGTGCAATGGGGAGTTCCCTTATATTCACAGTACTCGCACGATCCACGATTTTTGATCGCAATATTTCTTTTGACACCCGCGATCATTCCATTTAAAACTTTCAGCGTTTTGCCGGTTGAAACATCTCCAACAGAAACTGGTACCAGCTCACATCGTTGTCCTGTTTTCGCCGTTCTCTTCAAAAGAACAAATCCACACTTAACATCCTTTGGCTCTACATTCATTTTATCAGACCAAAATTTCTTATAAAAGATCAATTGAGCTTTGACCATTTCGTCGGTCTTTTTCTGCATGCTCCAACCCCAACTGGCCGTTTTCCAATCCAATAACCAATAAACACGACCTCTTTTGCCATCACATGCAATTATGCCATCGATGAACCCTTTGAATGCATGTTTTCCTTCTGCTATTGGCTCATACAATGCATGCTCGGCGTCAATGCATTCCCAATTTGGGAATGTTGAATTCATAAATTCTTCAACCTCGGCAAGAATGAATCTTGCGTTGTTTATGAATTCATCAACATTATTCTTTACGAAAGAATCAATTTTTGCATGTTCAATCCATCCCTTCGTAATAATTTCTACCGCGATATCATCCTTCATCACACGAGTCTTTAAAAAATCTTCGCATGACGCATGTAATGCAGTTCCAAATAGAAGAAATACACCTGGTTCATCAAGCGATATTTTATCGACGTGTTTTAGTTTATGACGCCATGAACATAATTTCCAATCTTTAATTTCGCTGTAACTTACATGACATTTTCCTGTTGGTAACGTCACATATGAATGTTCATCGCTCATCTTTTGATTGTACTAAAATCTGTTGCTATCTACAGATTTAAATCGTCGAGCTCTGCTCTAATGAATCGTTCAAATTCACGGTTAGAAAGTGCAAATTCACGGCGGGATTGAATTCTATCTACAATTTCATTGCCAGTTAACGTTGTTAGCATCATTAAGGTCAATGCAGTCACCATCCCAGAACGATTGAGACCGGCCATGCATGTTACAAGAACCTTGTCACCATTTTTCAACGTATTTGCAACGTGTTTTGCAGCATCCAACCAAATTGGTAAAAATTGCTCAACACAATCTCTACTTGGTATATCGTCACTCGGGGCGAGATAAACATCAATATCGGTGTACAAGTCGGCATTTTGATGTTCCTCGGCGGCAAGAACGACTAATTTGAATCCTTTTCTTGAAAGGATATCACCTGCCGGAGGGGCCGAGCCTTGCCATAGATTTTTAATGATTTGATCAGCGTCGATTATTTCGGGTAAATCTTCCATCACTTCTTTCTTTTACTTACAGCACGCCCCTGCATTTTTTCCCAATCACGATGTTCTGCTGGAACAATTTCTAGATTTTTCTTCCATACTGCATCCATCACAACTGGATTTATATCGATCGACCTTGCAAGATAAATAAGTGCATTCAAATCCTTAGGAAAACAATGCCCACGTGCACCAGGTATTCCATCTGGACCAGGTACAGCCATATGACTTCCACCCAATCGATCATCGAATTTTGAATATTCCAACACTTTGTCGTAATCGATGTTTAGACCTTGCTTATCCAATCTTTCGCAAATTTGAGATATCTCGCAGCTTAACACAACACGAGCTGCTAATTGAACGTTTGTGAAATATTTCACCATTTCTGCTGTTGTTGATGATGTTTTAATCAGAGGAACGTTAGGAAACGCCTTTTGGAAGACTAACTTAACTTTATTGATCCATGGGCGTGGACCGCCTAAAACTATACGATTTTGATTGCGCATATCATCTAACGCATTCGCTTCAGTTAAAAATTCCGGATTGAATACTACGTGTAAACCCGTTGAGGAATACTTCTTATTCCATGCCTCGACCGAGCCAGGCGGCACCGTCGATTTAACAACAGCAATCCGATCACCGGGCATTGAACTAAGTTCATTAAGTACCCCATCGACTATCGAAAGATCGGCGCCACCATCCTCGAACATTGGTGTTGGCAAGCATACAAAGTAGATTCCAGAAAATCCTTCAACGTCCTCACACGCTGAAACGAACTTTTGAATGTTTGTTCCTTCAGTGGGCTCTCTTTTTGCAGTGACATCTGCGAGCTCGAGCATTCTAGCAATCGGATATTGACAATCAACGATCGATAATGGATCGAAACCCCCTTCAGAAACCTTCCCTGTCTTGTCGTGAACAAGCACTTCGAATCCACGTTCAGACATTACCGTCGTTAAGGATCCACCAACGAATCCTTGCCCAATCACTGCTATTACATTTTTACCCATGCACGGATATTACACATTCTACGCTTTTTGTTCAGTTAGTTTAGAATGTAGTGTATTTACGTTTTGTTCTGAGTTAAGAAAAACGCTTACTTTATCACCAGATGATAGCCTATCATGATAATAATCGATTGTTCTATCTGAACGATCAAGGCGGGCATCCGAAATTAGCGTTGGTTCTTCCGATAGAAGGGAAAACCAAATTCCCAATGTCGTATCAATATTCATTGTCATAGGGATATCAATATTTTCGATCAAAAATGCCTTCAATAACAACATACAATATCCGTTGATTACGATCGAAGAAGGAAGCCTTGGCGCTAAAACTGAAAAACTTGATGAATTTTTTGGGTTTCCTTTTCTATCGATTATTTTATCTGAATCGATATTCGTTCTCTTAAATTCGCTTAAAACAACCGGCAGCGTTAAACGTTGCTCATGAAGCATTTTCTTCATATTTTGAACGTTGATGTAATTTTTTGACGTTGTAAACACGTACCAATCGCAATTTATTTTTTCATTTATGATCATGTTGAGCAGATCAAGTGACTCACTTGAACTTCTTAGCGTTCGTATTGTTAATTTATTTGCCCATGTTTGTTTGAACAAATCGTTTGATTCATCACATGAGATAACGTACCTAATTTCGTTGGAAAGACTATGAAATGATTCATCTAGAATCGAATCAATGTTGGACGTTTCTAGCGCAACAGTTGGTTCAACGTTAACTGACGCGTACGTTCTTAATTCCGCTGATGGGTTTGCTGTATTTACGTCAATGACCGTACAATCATCACACCCATTACGAAGCAATTGAATTGGAACGATGACATCTACTGAAACATCGGACCGTGAAAATCGTTTCAATTTTTTGGGTTTTGTCATCCCTTCAAAAAATTGAGTTTTGTACGTGTTAGTCCAATCGGTGATTATTCGTTTGCTTGAACCGTCATTTGACATGAATTTTGAAAATTCTGTTTGACTCATCGTTTGAAGTGACTTGACCTGTTCTGCATCAAGAAAACCTTCAGCTTTCAACGGACCAAAGACATCATTCATCAATGACTTTTTAATCAAACCGTTCGATACGGCAGCTTCAATGTACGATTTTCTAGTTATCGCGAGCCCACAAAGATAATCTGCATTCAACTTATTTGCTACGTCAACAAGTCGACTATCCCAATCATTAATGCATGGAACATAATCGTCCTCAATGAAGAACCACCAATCAAATTCCTTTGTTTCACGAAAATAACTTGAAACAAAGGCTCCGTAGGATATTGCAACATTGGGTCTTAAAATCCACTTTACGGGGACACAATTTAAAACGTACGTTTTGCTGATCAACGCAAGTAATTCAACCGATAAGGGTCCGCCGTGATTTATGACAAACGTGTATTGGGATACAATCGTTGTTCTTAATTGCTTAAGATAGTTCAAGTGATCGATCAGTAATTGTTCGCCTTCGTCTTCTGAGAATTTACCTCGAGGGTGAAGAAAAAAACAACCAACGTAATTGATCATAATCAAATTATTCGATTAACGTCGATGCTGTCTGAATCCATTGATTTGATTTTTGAATGAAATCGACCGTTGAACAAATTTGCAAATTTCGCTCATTGACATTTAGATCATTTATTTCTTCGATCAGATTAGGAATCTGTTCATATTCAGAAAACAATCTAACAGTTTGAAATTGTTCAGATGTAAAAAATGAATCACCATCCGGATCTTCGTCACGAATGCTAAAGCAACCCCTTGAACATGAATCCAATTCTTTTGCCCAAAGACCCTTTTTCAAGTTGCAATTTTCGCCGTTAACGGTGAACGGTAAATTTGCGCTGTGTATGAAGATTTTTATCGTCGATAGAATGTTTAGAAAATCTTCATACGTTCTGCCTGGGGGAATTATCGATACGTTAATTCCCATCTTTGCTAAGTTGTCAAAAAAGATCTTTCTGTGAGGATGTAAACTTCCAATAAAACCAACATCAATTTTTCTCTGTTCAAATGCTGGGTTTGAGGAACAATATCTTGGTAAGGTCCAAATTTTGACAAATTTCGCGGGGTAACCCTGCGATTTCATGTATTCCGCCCACCACCGCACCGTTACCGCATATAACTTGACATTCAAATCGTTGGAAATTTTCTGATACGCTCCCTTGTAAGGCCCATCATCCTTAAATGCTTCCCAGGGATCCTGATCGTAAATTTTTATTTCCCTGTTTCCTATGACGCTTTTTATCAATTCTGTCGATTGAAGTAACGTCCTAAGCTTCAAACAACTTATTATTGAATGTGCTTTTTGGAGAAGTTGTTTATCGATGGATCCTAGATTGTGCAATTCGATCGTTTTAAGATCGCATTCGTCATTAAGTGTTTCGTACAATTGATGTTGATAACAGTTTGTCATAATGTATGACAAACTGTCGACGATCTGAATTACAATTTTCTTTTTCATTTTAGATCGTACGGACAACGAGCCTTGTAAGTTTCAAACACGGCCTGAAAAAAATCATCATTGTAATCAAAGCTTCTGTTGATGAATTGCGCCGCAACAAGATTTTCTGCTCCCCGAAGAACGAACCATCTTAACCTATCGTTATGTTTTGACCAGGCGAGTTTTACATTTTCAATATTTTGTGTTTGATTTTTTAATCTACGATGCAGACCGTAATGAAAAGCCTGAACATCGCTTGCTTCATGACAATGAAGTCCTGCTGGATTAAGAACATCTGGAAGATGATTACCTCTTAACACGATATCATGATTTCCATCGACACGATCGCAGTAAAGTTTATTTCCCGTTTGGTTGAACGATACTTTTTTTGAGTAACAATTCAAACCAAAAATTTTCGTATCGGTGAAGTAGTCATCTAGGTAGCATTGCACGCCTGTTAACCTATCGTTGTTTTCGAATAACTTCGAAATTTCGAACAATGTATCATCGCGTATCAACGTAGTGTCGGCATCAACCTTTACAAAAAGATCATGCGTCTCCTTTGAAGAATCCCAAGCATCCCATAAGGAATTATGCGCTTCGTATTCAGGCAAATTCTGAATTATGTGATGCGTTATCGTTACATTTTTTTGATTTTGTATCGCTTTTTTCGATGTTTCAAAATCATTTTCACCACAAAATAATGTCCCAACGAAAATCTTCATTTGATGAGTTCCTCATCAGGCGGTTTTTTGCACGACCAGGTCATGATTGGCATTGATAACATTTCATCATCATTCATGAACGTAAATTCACGATTTGGCATTCCATCAAATTTGAAAACTGTGTTTAGTGGCACTGGGCAATTTTCGATTTCATCGAAAAATACTGTATGATTAAGCTGTTTGTTGTCGTTCCCAACCCAATTGAATGTTTCATATTGACACCATTGTTGTTTATGATGACATCTTTTTTCATAGTAGGATTTTCCGATTGCGTTCGGAATCTTTCCAGAAAGTATGGCAGCATACAATGCATTAACTGTTCCATCGTTGATGAACGAATAATTTGAATAGCAAATATTCGGTGGACCCATATTGAATGATGCTACGCTGGGCGCATTTACCAATGGGCAATTTATTCGTTTTTTATACATTGATCCGATTGACGTGAACCCAGATAATGAACACATGCAACCAAATGATTTGTACATTATGTACAATTTTACCCAACCGGGTTCATCCTTGCAATCAATACTTTCTATGAGATCGGTTGGGATCGGTTCACCCAAGGTGATTATCGCCCGCGCTCCCGCAAATTTCTTAATTTTTTCGATATTATTACGAATGTATTGTTGACTTGACGATTGAATTCGGCCGTCATTTTCTCTGCCTGACAAGTGAATAACGACGAATTCATCCGGTAACTTCAGTTTATCAAAACTTTCAAGTAAACGCTCTTTTGGCAAAAAAGTTGGATACCTGTTTTCTGATATCATCCGAAAACACATTCCGTGAGCATCGAAGTACGTTAATTTATGAGCTGCGACCTCATATGTTAAAGCGTTGCTTTTGTTTGTTTTCAAACAATGCCGATGATGTGTTGCAACGATACGATCGAATCGATCGGTTGCTGATTTAAGGGCCATCCTATCAATCGATGCCCAGGGAATTTCGATCCAATCGGATGAATGTGCCGGCTCCGAAGATCTACCAAATTCATAATATGAATCATCAAGAATTATTTCGGCCCGAGGATTTAGCTTTGAAAGTAACTCAGCGACCCAAAGCGACGAAATATTATCGCCCCAATTCTTAATGAGTGAAGGAACATAGTAACTTGTCATTTTAAGAATTTAGCATAATCAGTGCAAACGCCTACGATGTTTGTATTGACAAGTTTATCAAATGAATCACAATCAACCTGAACGATGACTGATTTTTTGGTTGTTTCTCTTCCCGGATAGGTCCAAATCACGCCTTTACTTGTCAACGTTCTATCGTCTATCTGATGCCAAAAACAATTTACGTTCATTGATAACAAACGATCGAGCGCATTAACGTCCTTTGCGTGGCACCACATTCCTTCACGTTGAACGAAATCATAATTTACCTTGTATTGTGGTTTATCATGACCTAACCAAAATTCACCGTTCAAAAATCTTACGTCAATTTCTACGTTAAACTCCTGCCAAGCAATATCAACGTAGTTTGGATTATTTTCCCATTCTGGAAGAGGACCAGCTGTGTTACCTCGATGTGAAATGACTATCATTGATGTAAACCTCCAGATCTTCGGGCGTTCCTAGCCCTTTCATTATTTTGGCCTCAAACGTTATCACCTTTTTGCCATCAGCAATTGCTTCGTTGAAAACTGGGCATACGTAAAATTCGCCGTTCACACGAACGTTCTTATCTATCATTTGTTGAGCATAGTGACAAAAATCGCTTCCGCGGCGCCAATAATAGACGCCGCATGTTGCATCTTCGCTGATACAAACTTTTTCAGCAACTTTTGTAACAAATCCTGTTTCTTCGTTGGTTAATGCATAGCTCCACTTTGATTCAGATGCTTTAAAAGTTAGAATTCCAGCGTCGGCGTTCATCAATTCTAACTTTTGCATGAATTTTGCATAATCCCAGTCAACGAATTGATCCGAGTTTACTATCATTAGAGGTTGATCGTTATCAACGATATGCTTTGCAAGTAGAATCGTACAGGCAGCACCTTCCGTTAAGGTTTTAACCTCGACAATTTTTGATGCTGGTTTTATCAAATTCAGAATCGTGTACACAGGATATTCTTCAAGGTGTTGCCTACGAACTAGAAATGTGTAATTTGCGTCCAAATTTAATGAGTCGGTGACGACGTTGATCATGGGTTTATGATCAACGTCAATAAGAGGTTTTGGAAGTTTAAACCCAGCATTTTTAAAGCGTGATCCTTCACCAGCCATTGGTATGACAATATTGAGATTCGGAACAAGGTAATTTACGCCCGTTCGTTTCATTGTTAAAGCCTTTGATATCAGGCTAACATTTAATTCTCCTGGATTTCCTATCCTCAGAACCTGCGCTCCTGATGCCAATGCCGCAGTACAACCAACGGGTGAATCTTCAACAATTAGTGTTTCCTGCGGCGAAACATTGAGTTTTGCCATCGTCATTAAGTACATCTCAGGTGAAGGCTTCGGTCGTTTAACATCTTGATTCGTGGTAGTCAAATCAACGAACCTTGAAAGATCGCTACAGTCTAAAAAGGCCTTGGTCGTTCGCCAGATTGAATTACTTGCAACAGCTAGCTGAAAACCTGCTGATTTCATCGTTTTGAACAAATTTGTTAGTTCGTCATTGGGAACCACATTCGTTCGAATCCAAACATGCGTTGCTTCCTGTTTTAATTCAAAGATGCGATCGTGCAATGATTCATCGAGCCCACGAGAATCACTCAAAATTTTCAATTTTTCCTTTGTAGGTAATCCATTAAAAATTCTTAAGTGTTCATCGTAAGGTATCGTGTGCCCCGGACTCACCAATCCAATGGCGTCGTTCAATGTTTTCCAATGCATGTCCCTAGATTCAAGAAGAACGCCATCCATGTCAAAGATAATGGCTTTCATGCATAATCTTTCATCAATAATGACATCATCACGTAATCTACGTACTTACCGTTACGAAAAATGGCCTCCCTTTGTCGACCTTCTTCCACGAACCCAAGTTTCTTGTAAAGATTAAATGCTACCGCATTTGTTTCAAGAACGTACAGATAAATTCTATTCATTCCGCATTGATTGAAAAAATACTCAATCATGCGCACGTACGTTTCTTTTGCGTAACCTTTCCCACGATGATCCTTTTTTACGTCCATTCCTATCATGACACTGCGATTCTTAAAATCAAGATTATCGACCCTAAAAACACCGATAAATTCGCCTTCAACGGTGACATCATCATGTCTTTGTTCTTTTCCGTAAACAACTAGTCGTTGTGACGTTGATGACATACCTAAATTTTCATACCATTTAAGTTGTTGATCAACTGTTACGGGTGTAGGATCAGTTAAATTAATGAGAACGGTTGGATCGTTGTGAAGTGAACGTAGTACTTCAACCTCCCAATGCTCTGCGAATCGAATGAATAATCGTTCAGTTTCAAGCATATGAATTTACCGAATTCACGATATGTTGTCGTTCTTCGTCGGTTAGCCACCAACCAACAGGAATGTTTATCATCTTGGCACAGAATTCATCCACGCCGGGAAGATTTCTCTGGTATTTTTCAAAGACCTTATATTTGTCGTTCCTAAAATGAACGATATCACACGATATGAATCTATCGTTCATATATTTTTTGAATTTTTCTCGATCGTCGACCAACACAGTGTAAATCCAATATGATGATTGCGAATTATTGCGTAAATGCTGAAGAGGTTTAACCCTGGGATTCGTTATCTCTCGATCATAGAATGTTCCGTTGTCAACATGCTTAACTAGATTTTGGTACAAATATGGCAACTGTGCAAGACCGATAGCTGCGTTCACATTGTTCATGTGAAATTTGTATCCCGATTCAGTGATATCCTGGGACCATTTTTCACCCGCATATTTTCTATCAAGACCAAACCATCTCAACTTTTTGATTCTTACATCGTCGGTTTTGTTCTTGGAAGTAACGGCACCACCGTCGACTGTCGTAAGATGTTTTATCGCCTGGAAGGAGAAACAAACATGGTCGCATTCATCGCCCACGTGAGCTTCGCCGTAACGAGCACCCATCGCGTGCGCGGCATCGGCAATTACTTTTACGTCCATTCTACCCACTTTTTTAAGAACTTCATACACACCATTCACATCAAATGGCATTCCCGACCAGTGAACACCAACAATTGCCTTGGTGTTAGGTGTAAGAATTTTAGCGACCGATGAAGGATCGATGTTTCCTGTTCGAGGATCGATGTCGGCCCATATAATTCTAGCCCCAAGCGTATCGATCGGTTCATTCGTTGCCATGCACGTCATCGGTGTTGATATGACGTCAGTTCCTGGACCAACCCCGGATGCTATGTACGCTAACGTCAAAGCAGACGTACCACTATTTGTCAATGACGTAAATGTGCCAAATCTGTCTGATAGACGTAACTCAAATTCATCAGAATATCTTCCTTCAGTTATTACGCCTGAATCAAAAACTTCTTGAATTTTTTGCCCAATATCGTTTGGAACGAAAACTTTAAACAACGGTATCATATTCGTTTCCTATAACACTCTATTAATTTTGGTATTTCAACATCGAGCTTTCGAAGTTGTTGCCACGATGTTTGTTCTTTTAACTTGGAACAATCAAGAGCATATCTCTCGTCACAACCACTTCGATCAGTTGAAGAATCCACGATGTCATCGTATCGTAAGTTAAAATGTGAAGCAATCTTTTCAACGATTTCTCTTACGCTGTATTCTTCGTCAGACGATACATGGTACGACTCATTGATCATACACTGATCAATTATTTTGTACAGAGCATCAACATTATCATCGACATGTATCCAATTTCTAACGTACCTACCATCACCATGAACAACAACCTTTTTACCATTCATGATGTTCATGATCGTTGCTGGTATCAATTTTTCCGGAAATTGTCTGCAACCGTAATTGTTCGTCGTTCTTGTGACAATATAAGGAAGATCGTACGTTCTCCCCCATGCATAAACCAATTGCTCAGCGCATGATTTTGATGCTGCGTACGGATTGCTTGGTTTATGTTGATCAGTTTCAGTGAAGAAACCTTTAAGGATGTCACCAAAAACTTCGTCAGTGCTTATTTGAACGAATAATGGAACCTTATATGCCCATGATGTTTGAAGATTTTTTATCTTATGATTCTTCAAAATTTCTAAAAGATTATGGACGCCAAGAACGTTCGTTGATATGAAATTCTTAGATGATGAAATTGAATTATCAACGTGTGATTCAGCGGCAAAATTAACAATGATATCGCAAAATGGAATATCATTTATGTTTGCAATATCTTCTTTGATATGAGTGTAATCACCTGAGAACCTTAGGGATGAATTTGCTGCATATGTTTCACAGTCAACGTTGATGACTTTGTGTCCATTTTTCAGCGCTAATTCAACAAAATGACTGCCTATGAACCCTAGACCACCCGTAACAACGATAGTTTTTTTTGATGACAATCTTTTCATTCTTCGTCCTTTGATAACGTTGAATTGTAATCATCCCAAGACGAAAATTTAATCGTATCTTGATTGTCAGGGTGCCATGCAGGTGAAGGAGCATTTATGATGATCGCTTCGATGTCTGATGTGTTCTCTAGAACAATCGGTACATTGGCAGGAATCTTTACGATAATTGCCCTATCGTCATTTTTTAATGACAATTTTTGAACATCAGCTTTACCATGCTTAAATTCAAGCATGACTGAACCAACGATCGCAGTTATGAATGCTTGCCTGCATTTATGCAGTATGACATCCTTTCTTACGCCTGGTTTGATCGTTGTTGCGTACAGCATCTTTGGAACGTAATTGTCATGCCATGAATCCCAATCACGGTATATTGGCATCATGATCCCATCGTTCGTCTTGTGTTGTTGTAACTCTTGCGTAACAACTGTGTGTAACTGAGAGACTGAAAATGAATTTGAATCATCGATTCTATCATTTTGGGTAAATCTATAACCTGTTTGCCCATGCGTTTCAACTCGTGATCCGGCCACTACACCGGTTTCAAATGAAAGTTTTGAGTGGAATAATCCACCGTCGTAAATTGCATTTTCCTTGTAAAGATTGTCAAAGTATTTTTGGTAATCAGCCTCGGATAAACGTTCAAGCATTGAAATCTGATTTAAGGCATTCTTTACATCAACAATACGTGACAGACCACAAACAACGGCTGTCATATTTGTTCGATAGATGTTTTCAGTATCCTCAGAAAAATAAACTTTTTCATTATTTCTGAATCTATTTACCAACGATTGCCAGGCATATCTTCTTGAAATTGATAGTGGATTTCCCTTATCGTAAAGATGCTTTTGCCTTACGTGAAATTCCTGCGTTCTAATCATGCCAACGTCAGGATTATCATCGAGGTAATTTTCACATTCCACTAAACGATCAATTCTATCATGAATACAGTCAGATTCTATCGAATAGATGAACCTTATGTTGGGATCAAATCCATTCCTAACATCACCCAGAATCATTCGATGATTATCAACGATCCATTTTAATGCTGTCCAGTAACCAACATTACGATTGGCCTTGTAAACATGTTTGAAATCACGAAATAATCCGATGATTTCATCATGCATTACGCTAGCATTATCAAATACGATTAATGATTCACGTAGTTCATTAAAATTAGGTTGAGAACGTATGTTATCAACAACCTGTTTAAGAACTTCAAAACGACTATTTTCAAGGCAACACGTTACAAGAGCGTACAACGTTTTCATGTGCTACAATGATTGTATTAACTCACGGTATGGTTTATACCCATCGGGTAACAACATCGATGAGATGTTTGGAATTGCAGGTTCTGCAAAAAACACATCATCATTGATTGCCGATGAAGGCAAAACTTGCTCAGCTATTCCAACTGGTCTAGAGACAACAGGAACATTCAAAAGCCCACATTCGATCAATGATTGTGGACCACCTTCGTGACGAGCTGTGACGGGATACTCATCAAGCGCTTGGTATAACTCATTGATTGTTTCCTGCGATGGCCTTTCGATGTACGTGAATGGCACACAATTATCCTGTAGTCGTTTGATAATGTACTGCCTTCTCCAACCTGCGAGTAAAACATGCCGTGGATGATCGCTTCTAAGACGGCATTTCATGATATACTCAGCAAGAAGATCCGGACCTTTTTCTAATTTTGGTAGAAATCTACCTCCTGAAATGCCATTTCCCTCTGTATCGCGTTGAAATGATCCCAAAATGTAACGATTAAGTGGTAATCCATGCTTCTTTCGAAGTTCTTCTTTCGTTGAAGTTGGGCGCCAGATCTTGTTATTTGCCCAATATTGTATCATCACGATAGGTTTTTGCGTTAATGCTTTAATTTGTTCATACGTTCTTTGATTGTATACGTGGTAAACATCTGTTATCTGATCACGATGTGCAAAATCTA